TTAAGCGGGCTTCTTATTTGGCGTTGCGCGATAATCTTCGAGCTTCTTTATCGCTTCCTCGGCGAGGGCGGCCTTGCCGCCGAGGTAGTGGGCATCGAGAATGCCTTCGACGTCTTTGAGGCTGTGGCCGGTGATCGCTGCGATCTGCGCCACTGAGCACCCCGCGATTGCCAAACGGGTGACTGCCGTGCCGCGGAGGTCATGGAAGGTTAGATCAGTGATGTTGGCCTTGGCCTTTGCTTTCGTCCAGCTGGTGTTGAACCCGTCAGAGGTCCAAGGTCGCTTGTCGCGCTTATTGGTGAGGATAGTGGGCGAAATCCTCAGCATGCTATCCAGCAACTCGCGCAGTTCTGCGCCGGCCGGTATCTTTACGCGGGCGCCGGTCTTGCCCTGCTTCACCTTGATGTGTGAGCCGTCATAGTCGCTCCACGGAGCCTTGAGGATGTCTCCCTTACGTTGGCCGGTCCAGAGTGCCATGATGACTGCGGCTTTGATTTCCTCCGACGCTACGGCGAATAGGCGCGCCAGTGTTTCATCGGTCCAGATGTTTTCGTTACGATCGACGCTGTAAATGCGACCGCCGCGTTCTGCCTGGTTGATCGAGATCCGGCCACGGTCCTTTGCCACCGACAAAATGCGTGCAAGCACCATCCAGGCGAAGTCGGCGCTACGAGGCTTGTCGGCCATACCGTCACGCCACTCCTTGAACTTGCCTCGAGCGCGCTTGTCCTGGATAGCGACAAGGCTCATCGTACCGAAAGCATCGCGCACCTTGTCGATGTATCGGCTGTATTCCTTCTGCGATTTCGGAGAAAGGCCGGTGAAGTCCGTCGATGATTTGTACTCGGTAATCAGCCGATTCATGTTGTCGGTCTGGTCGACGAAACGATCTTTGGTGGCTTCAACGAAAGCCCGCATGAGTAGCGGATCGCCCGGTTGCAGCGGGCGGCCCGCCTTGTCCTTCAAGAGCGGGCCGCCGCGCCAAGCGTAGCAGTATGTGATGGTCTTGCCGCTTGCGAGCCGCTTCTTGACCCTAGCTAGACCCTTGAGCTTTTCGCGCATTCTGCTCGCGCTCCCATCGTTCGAATTCATCCTCGGTATTGTCGTTCGCCGGCAGGAGGCCGCTTATCTCATCGAGTTTAGCGTCAATCGCTCGCTTGTCCCACTTGCGAGTGCCGGCAATAGCTGCCGGCATCTTGTGGGTCGATACCCACAGCGAGAATGTTGACTGCCCTATGCCGAGATAGGCGGCGGCTTCTCTTCTACCCATGAGGCGAGGGGTGTTGTCATTGGCTGGTGACATGGCTGGCCTCCCGCGATTCAGCAAGCGCATATCGCCTCGCCCTTGCGACAATCAGCATTTCCTTATGAAACTGCTCTGTCGATATCTTTCCAGACCGATGATCACCCCGGATGTTTGCTTCCGCCGTATCGATCATCTCTGGTGTCAAGTCGTCGCTCACGTCTCAGCCCTCCTGCTTTGCGGGTGCTGTGGCTCGGTAAGCTTGGAATGCGTCGTAAAGCTCTTTCAGGTTTCGCGCTGTTTCGGCTTCATGCGCTTCCTTCGGCTCGTAGGGATCGCCGTAACCGTTGATGAAATTGGAAAACGCGTTATCAAGACGCTGCCACCCCGCCCCGTCCTGCACCTGTGCGGAGAGGGCGAACGATGCGAAGCGCTCTTTGATGCGCTTGACGAGATATGGGCCTGACAGGGATTGGTGCTCTGTCAGGTGCGTGAAATCCGCCAGCACATGATCCTGCAAAGCCTTCACGGCCACGGATTGCGCGGGGGCCGAGCGCATCAATGGCGCAGTAAGCCATGGAGACAAGTCATAGACGCCACAATTAAACTCGGCGCAAATCTCTCCTAGGTTTTTACCGTCGCGATAGAAGCGCGCCCAAACAGTGTCGTTTTCATGCAGCACCTTCACCGGCTCCACAGCGGACAGGGCGGGCTCAAAGCCCGCATTACCAGTTTCCTCCACGCCCATCATCCTCTCCTTCGATTGTCATTCGCCGCGACGAGTTCACGCAGCTTGGAGGCGATGACGCGGTTGCGGCCGTCCTTTTTGCGCTCATGCCATTTGGCGACTGCGATGAGAACGGCCGTCGGTGCGGTTCCGGATGAAAGGTTGGCTACGACTTCAAGACCGTCGCCGGCATACGGGGCAGGGGTGTAGGTGGTGTCGCGTCTTCTGGACATGATTGTCTCCTCGATGTGGTGTGGTGGTGGGTGGTGTTTCAGTTTGGCTCGAATTCTTCGTCCCACGGCCAGCGCATCATGCGATCTAGCCGAGGTACTGGAGTGCCAAGGTGGCGAGCGAGATCGTCCAACGTCTCTTCCTTAGCCTCGCCATCGACCAGGTTTTCGAAAGCTGAGAGAAGGGCGCGCAACTCTTCAAATGATTTGCTTTCGGCAATCAGACGAGCGCGATGGTCGTTGTCGAAAGTGTATTCGCCGTACTTCTCGATGCAGAAGACGAACTCCTGCATCGCTTCGCCCATGAAGGGCGGCTTAACAGCGGTCGACATCTCAGTAAGCCCAGATGAGCAGAGCCGCGATGAAGAGCGACAGCGCCAGAAAACCGGCGATGTCCTTCAGAAGCCCTGCGTGTTCGGAAAGTATGATCTGCTGGACGCTTAGCTTATTGCGCGTCAACGCTGCCGCGCTCATTCGCCGGCCTCAAGCGCCTCGACGCTGCCGACGCGAACGAAGACTTCAAAGGTGCCGCCGTACTCAGAGTGCAGGCGCGCGGCTTCGACCAGCGCAGAATCATAGGAGGGGTGCTCGAAGGGCCACATGCAGGGACGAATGCGTCCAGTGCTGTCGCCACGGCGGAATACGAAGTGGCCGCCGCCGACTTCCTCGCCGTTACGCGTCTTCTTGGGGAAGCGGCGCATGTACTCATATTTCGTCTTGGGCTTGCCGTGCTTCTTGGCCTTGTGGTCCGGGCGCTTCATAGGCTCATCGGACTGGGCGGCAACGGCGACGTCGTCAAACTCTTCAGGACGTGGTCTGTACATTGGTAGTCTCCTCTTGTGGTGGCCAGCTGGGTTTGCTGGTTGCAAGAGGAGATATAGACCTACAAACTTTGAGCGTCAATCACAAAGTTTGTAAATTTGTGATTTTTAGTATTTTCCGGCCAGTACGATCGGGTGAGTCGTCAGAACCTCGTTGACGTCAAACTGGATCTCGATTGGTGGATTGTACTGCCGGAGAACCAGGTTGTTGCCCTGCCTGCCGACGTACTCTTTGACGTAGCCCCAAGGGGGAGAGCCGTCGTCTTCTATAGGTTTGAGCTGCACAATCACGTCGTCGCCTCGACGAGCTGGCTTACCTGGGTGGACCCACACGGTCTCGCCAGCCTTAAATCGAGGATACATCGACTCGCCATCAATATAGACCGCATAGGCTCCCGCTACGTTCTCTAAAGACGGAGGGCAGACAACATAGTCGATCACACTACCATTGAATATGTAACGGCCATCCTCACCCCCGACGGCCATGCCAAGAACGGGAAGCATTTTGTTCGTTGTTACAATCTGTTGGCGGGGCGCAACGGTGGCGTTTGGCGCCTGCCGAGTGGGCCGCAGCAGAGGGATCCGATCATCGGAATCGGGGACTTCCTCCTCAGTGTGTGGCATTTTTCGAAAGCCCAGATCTCGTACCCATGCCTCCGCGGGGAGATCGGGTCCTGCATCCCTTCGAACCGCCAGCATAATTGAGTCGAGTTCTATTTCTCGCAGACCAAGAGCACGCGCCGCCACTTTCCAATAGGAAGGTTTGATAACATCCCCATTCAACCAGTTGCTGATGTTCTGCTGACTGGTCCCCACGACTCGAGCGAGCTCGCTGGCGTTGCCGTCAAACTTTTCACGAAGTTTTTCGTTGAGGAGGCGTGTAAGGGCCGTTTCCATCACTTTATCCCTAGTTTCCACAATCATTTAGCAAAAATAACGCATTTGCACAAACAAACTTATTGACCTAAAATTTGTTTGTGTTAGTTTGTGAATCAACAGCGGCCAGACAGAAGCCGGCAGGGCAAAAGACCCGAAAGACGAAACTGCAAATGAAAGGGAAATGCGCGTGATGAAAGACTCCGAAAGAAGACGGTCAACGACCCAAGCGATGACCGCGAGAAGAAGATGGGTGCATGAGGCGCCCGAGCGCAGAAGAAGATGGCGGCCAGTGACCGGGCCGCCGTAAGCGCCAGAAACCAACTGGCGATAACAAAATCAATAATGCCAGAAGGGGAGACGACTATGAGAAAGACCGCAAATAATGACTTCCAAAACTTAGCGCCGGTGGAGCATGAAGCTCTGCCGGCGTTGTCGTGCATGCAGCATAAAACGAAAAGGGGCGTAATGAGCCGGCACCACCCGTAACTCCGCCCCTTCTCCGTACTAACACGCCGAGGAGACCTTCGCCGTAAGGCGGGATCAAAGCGCGTGTTCCATATCCGACACCACATCGGACAGTCAGTTTCCTACACAAATTTGTAGGAATTGTCAAGTGCCAATGCAGGCAACCAACCTGCTACGCCGTAGCCACCCGCTCCGAAAGGACGATGACATGAACAGCTTCCACGTTCTTCACTTCAAGCTGCGATCCATCGTAGCGGCTAAGCTGAACAGCGCCGTTGCTCATTCCTTCAAATCGTCCGATCCAAGCGAATCCGCCCGAATGCGCGAGCACGTCGTCACCAACGGCTGGCCAGCGGGAAGGGTCAAGCCACGCTTTCACGCCGACGTGGAAGACGGGCTCCATCACCTTCGTGTCGATGACGATGGCGTAACGGCCTTCGGGAATGCGTTTGCGGCCGTCGTTGATGGGCTCGAATTTGAACTTGCCAGCCTTGCGGTCGGAGATTTTGCCATAGGTGCGGGCAACCGTAATAGGCGTGATGGAAGGAGCGGTTTCTGCCGCCTCGCGAGCCATCTCTGCCACGTCATCTTCGGAGACACCCAGGAAGGCGGCAATCGCCGGGAATTGCCTAGGTCTTGGGATGACGCCAGCCTTCCAGGTGCTGTAGGTCTGCTGAGGCACGCCTAGCTCTTCGTACACAGCGCGATCCTTTACGGCTCTACGCTTTTGCTCTTTCAAGATCGACTGCAGGAGGCGCGATTTAATCTCAGGCATACCCTGTAACTCCGGAGGAAATCTTGACAAATTTGTAAAAATAGTTTAGTTTCACAACCCTGTCGCTTTGTCAACCACGAGGCGGCCACCACTCAGAGGAGACGACATGACGCTTATCACCAGCACTATGCTGGCGGATATGCACGCGCGCCGTGAAAACGGTGAGAGCGTCGCAGATATTGCCGCCAGACACAACGTCAAGCCAATGGCCGCATACCAGCGGCTGCGGCGCGCATACGGCCTGCACAAGCAGCGCGCCTTCATCCCAGCCAATGACAACAATACAGACCGCACGACGCACTTGGCGCCGCACAACGGCGGCTGCTCCACACTTTCTGGCCTCATGCCGGTTTCGCTGCCGCGCGTTCTTACCGCCGCAAATGACAACATCGACGATGCTGACTTGCAGGCCGGGCAGGCGGTCAACGACTACGCACTGCGTGGGGTGACAGCATGACCCGGCAAGAGGACTGCACGTACCTGTATTTCAAGGAGAGCGGGAAGTGGAAATACGAAGGCCGCGGGTTCTTTCCTACGGCTGACGTTTTCACTATCCAGCGCGAGCACATCGTTGCTGAGAACGGCGGCATGCCAGGTATCAGCACTCTTGGTGATGATATGTTTGTAATCATCATCCCTGACGACAATTGCGCTCATCCCTTTGCATATCCACGGATGATCAAGCCGGAGGGTCTCGAATGACCTGCGACTGCGAATTCTTCAACTTCGGCGACGAGGTCCGCAACAAGCAAAATCCGCATCTGACAGGCGTCGTTATCGGCGACCGAAACTGGGGCAGTGAGTACCTCGTGCGCCTCGCGGACGGCGCGACCACGATCTGGTGGCACGGCATCGAGATCGAACACGATCAGGAAGGCCAGCCACTCGCGAAAGAAGATAACGACACGAACGTCGTCAAGGTCGACTTTACACAACGGCGCGCGATGACCGCCGAGACAACCACGGAAGGAGCAGCGTGATGGGTGAGTTTAAGAAGGGTGATTTTGTGCGCAGAACAACCGGCGAGTCTTTGACAACGAACGCTGGACGCCACGGGGCTGGCTTTGTTGGCCAAATCGCCGACATCGTAAAGGGCTTCACAACTGATATCGTATTCACCAATGGTCACGCTGGTCTCATCGAGAACTACGAACCCTGGCAGCCGCGCGTCGGCGAGCGGGTGCGGGTCGCGCGGGCCGAACTTCAACACAAGTCCGCAGCCATTGGTCTTGAGTTCACTGTGATCAAAGAGGCCTACAAGGTAGGGAACGGTGTGCAGACATGGGGTGGAGACAACGCGGGTGGCTATGTTTGGCGCGCTGATGAGCTCGAACCGATCCTCGCCCCCGCAACGCCAGAACAGCCCGCCACCATCAAGATCGAGGAAGGCAAGTTCTACAAGACGCGCGATGGCCGGAAGGTCGGGCCAGCCTTCGTCTCTGGAAACATCGCTACGTTCGGCAGCAGAAGCAATCATGCTAGCGCTGTTTGGTCGGATGACGGTCGCTCATCGTACCGAGGCGACCAGACGAGCCTGAAGGATAACGACATCGTCGCCGAATGGATCGACGCGCCCGAAGCAAAGGCCAATCCGAGCAACGACAACTCGCAGCCGAAGTTCAAGGTTGGTGATCGAGTGAAAATCGTGTCTAACTCACGCGAGAGCTACCTTGATAAAAGCATCGGAAGTTTCTTCACGATAAAAACCAAGGATGGTCCAAATAATACTGGATGGTCTGGACCGTCGGAAGAAAATCCTTACTGGTGGCCCGCCCAAGATTTGGAACTGGCGAACATCACATCACCCACCGCCATCGCCATCGTCGCCCCCATCGAAAACGGCCAGCCCAAGCCATCCTCAACGCCGCACGTCCATACGTCTGCCGGCGCGGCTGAAAAGGAAGCCAAGCGCCTCGCGGCAAAATACAAAGGCAAGCAGTTCGGCGTGTTTACGCTGACCACGACGCACGAAGAAGCCGCGCCGGTCTATGACCACAAGTGGCAGAACATGGCAGCGCTGGGCCTCAAGATCGACGCGATCAAGGAGCTGCGCGCTGTGGCTGGTCTTACGTTGAGGGGCGCCAAAGACGCCGTCGAGGCGTGGATCGAATATGAGAACGCCGCCTAAGCAGCGCTAGCGGCTGGCTACCAACCAGCCGCTCTTCACCACATCATTGAGGAGACACAAATGTCCAAGAACGTATTCGAGAAGCTTGCGCAGCGCGAGCATGAGAACGACACCAAGCTCGGCCTTCCATCAACCGACTGCGCTCACTTTGACCGGCGCATGCATCTTATGTCGTCCCTTACTGGCGGCAATGGCTGGAGCAAGATGCCGAAAGAGACGCGCAAATTTGCTGACGGCACAACTCGCGGTGACCGGAAACGAGCTTTACGCGCGGCGGCCAACGCAAAGGTGAGCGAGGAACGCCTACCAATGTTCATGCATAGCGCTGCTCGTCGTCGGGCCTTGGCTGATGAAGTGAGGGTTGCGGCATGAGCCGACCCGCGACGAACTGGCCAGCCTTCTGGCATGTCTTCTCTGAGGCTGCGCTAACCTTAACGGCGTTTGCGCTTCTGATACTATGGCTGGCTGTCCTGCCTTCCGTTGGCGTTCTCTATTTCTTGGGGGCTCTGGCATGACGTCCCCCTGGTACACCGAATCCACCACGGCACCACCGCTCGACCACGTGCCGGTCACGCCGACGCCACGCAAGTACGTCCGACGCGGCCTGAAGCGTGCCGCAATTGCTGCACTCACCGCAGCAGCGGGCATAGGCCTGATTACGCTGTTTCCGTTCGCAGTCGTTGCGATTGTCGTGCTTGGCTCCTTCTGGTGGCTGTTTTGCCGTCTGTTCGCGCGCTGATCAGAAACTGGCGGTGGCTGATCGTCATTGTAGCCGCCGCCTACATCGCCGCCATCATTCTCACCGCACCACCACACTGAGGAGGCCTTATGGCTATTTCACTTTCGTCCCTGAAGTCGACGAAGAGAGCGGACCCACCTGTCATTTTGCTCTACGGCGTCGACGGTATCGGCAAAACCAGCCTCGCCGCAGAATTCCCAGACGCGCTCTATCTGCCGACAGAAGGCGAGCGCACACCGTCTGACGTTGAACTGGTCACGCCTGGCACCATCGAGAGCTTCGACGAGCTTCTAGATGTGTTCGGCGAATTGCTCACTGAGGAGCACGACCGCAAGACGGTTATTCTCGACAGCCTCGACGGGCTGGAGCCGCTGGTCTGGGCCGCAACCTGCCGCCGCATCGGCGTCGCCTCGATCGAAGAGGCTGGCTTCGGCAAAGGTTACGTTGAAGCCGATAGCGAATGGAATGAGCTCATGGCGGCGGTTTCCGCCCTCGCTCAACGCGGCATCTGCGTTGTGATGCTGGCTCACCCTGAAATCGTCCGCTTCGACAGTCCTGTCACGGATCCGTACAGCCGCTATCAGCCGAAGCTGCACAAGCGCGCCAACGCCCTTGTTCGCGAGAAGTCGGACATCGTCGCCTTCATGAACTACCGCATCTCCATCAAGGAGAAGGAAGTCGCGCGCCAGACGAAGGTCGCTCATGCTGAAGGCGGCAAGGAACGTCAGGTGCATCTGTCGGAAGGCGCCGGCTTCAATGCGAAGAACCGCTACAGCATGCCTGATGCAGTGCCTTACCGAAAAGGGCAGGGCTATGCCGAACTGGCGAAGCACTTCCCGGCGCCGACGGGAGTTGCGGCGTGACCATGTTCCGAGGCGAATCGTGGTTCGCGTGGCACCCGGTAAAAGCCCGCACCCGCTCCGGCCAACTCATTTGGGTTTGGCTTACTCATGTCTGGCGCGATCAGGCATCGACGCAATTCGGTAGCGGACCTTTCCGCTATTACCTCCGCTAACCACCAAATCACACCACAAGGAGACTACGCATGGCCAAGATTGGCGTCAGAGTTGAAGCGACCGAAGAGAACACCCAGCAGCGCGATTTCACCAACCTGCCGAATGGCGACTACCAGCTTGAGATCAGCGCGTCCGAGATCAAGGAAAAGAACAAGGATACCCGCGACCACGCCATCAATCTGAGCGTGACAATCGACGTCCTTGCTCCCGAGGAACTCAAAGGCCGCAAGGTCTTCAACAACTACAATCTGCAGCATCCAAATCCTCAGACGCAGGAGATCGGCCAGCGCCAATTTGCCTGCCTACTGCGCTCACTCGGCCACGACGAGGCGCCAGAAGATTCTGATGAATTGCATTTCATCTCGTTCTTTGCCCGCATCGGCATGGGCAAGGACAGCAAGGAGAAAAACGCCGACGGTACCCCGAAGTACGCGGCGCGCAACGAGTTGAAGAAGTACTATTACCCTGATGAGGGCAACCTGCCTGAGCCGAAGGTCGATGCTGCGCCAGCCGCAGCCAACGACAATCGCCGCACCGCAGCCAGCAACGACAACAAGCCTGCCGCTGCGGCCGCTGGCACGACGCGCCGGCCCTGGGGCAGCAAGTAACCCACACCAACGCGGGCTGCCTCACCAGCGGCCCGCTATATCACCACGTTTGAGGAGATTTGCATGACGAACTACAAGGCGGAAGCCAGAAAGATTACGGAGAAATGCTACCCGATCCCCGGCGCATTCGCGGCTGGCGGAGCGGTGACGAGCGTCTTCACCAATCGAGACATCAACGACGTAGACGTCTACTTCAAGAGCCGGGAGGCTTTCGAATATGCCGTGGCGCAGGCGTATGAGGATGGGTTCTGGTGCGTTTCCACGACAAAGCGTGCCGTGACATTTGCTGAGAGTGGCGGAACGCCAATCCAGTTCATGCACTTCGACTACTTCCCGACAGCACAGGACATCTTCGACGCGTTCGACTTCACTGTCGTTATGGGCGCACTGGACTTCGACACCGATGAATTCTCATTCCACAACGACTTCCTGAAACACAACTCCCAGCGCTTCCTGCGATTCCATCCAGGTACCCGTTACCCGCTGGCGTCGGCAACGCGCGTTCTCAAGTATCAGGATCGCGGCTATACGATCGGTAAGGGCGACATTCTCAAGATTGTGTTGGCTGGCCGCAAGGTGAAAATCGACACGTGGGAAGAGCTGAAAGACCAGATCGGCGGCGCTTATGGCGAGAAGGTCGTTCTCGGCACAGAAGGCACGCCTTTCTCTCTGGACGCGGCAATCGCTGCACTGACTGTCGACGACGAAGGCAAGGAATCGTGGGTCGCAAACGACAACGAGGATCAGCCAGGCAGCGCTATTGGTCTGTTCAAGAAGATTGCTGAGCTGAAGGGCCAGCCGTTCGACGCGACCCGTTACGATGAAGGCGAGGATGGCTGCGGCTATCCGATCGGCTACGAGCCGCCCAAGAAGCAGTCGCCGTTCTCTTTCGCAGCCTAACACCACCGCCTGCCGCTCACCACGGCAGGCACCACCACACATCGCCAAGGAGACGCCCATGCACCTTGTCATTCACAAGGAAGACCTGACACGTGCGCTTGCAGCCACGACAAAGGTCGTCGAGAGCAGAGTTAGCATCCCCATCCTGTCGAGCGTCCAGCTTGCTGCCGCAGGCGACGGTCTGGCCATCACCGCCACCGACCTCGATATCAGCGCCACGGCAGGCGTGTCCGCAGAGGTCAGCAAGCCCGGAAATATCTGCGTCAGCGCCAAGCTACTCAACGACATCGCCCGCAAGGCAACGGGAGACATCACCATGTCTCTGGATGGAGACAAGCTTTCGGTGAAGTCCGGACGCTCGCGGTTCTCGCTCGCCACGCTCTCTGCAGAAGACTTCCCAACGCTCGGCGAAGACAGGTTCGACGCTGAATTCGAAATCGACCTTGCTGCGCTTTTTGCGCCGGTGTCGTTTGCAATCTCGACGGAGGAAACGCGCTATTACCTCAACGGCGTGTTCTTCAAGGGCGGCAGCAAGTCGGAAGCCGTCGCCACCGACGGTCATCGTCTCGGTCGCCACTACGGCCCGGAGCTGCCAGCCTTCGAAGGCATTATCGTTCCGCGCAAAACGGTCGGCCTGCTTCCGAAGGGGGAGGTGCGTGTGTCGGTCAGCCAGCAGAAAATCCGCATCGTGTCGGACGACGTGCGCATTACCTCAAAGCTGATCGACGGCACGTTCCCAGATTACGAACGCGTCATTCCGAAAAGCAACGAACGCGTCGTGACTGTCGATCGCGATGCACTGATGAAGGCGTCGGATCGCGTGTCGACCGTGTCGTCTGAGCGTGGCCGTGCCGTGAAGTTCAGCATCGCGCCCGGCAGTATCGCGCTTGCTGTGGCGGCTGGCGAGGCGTCGGCGAATGATGAAGTCGAGGCGGAATACAGCGGCGAGCCGATGGATATCGGTTTCAACGCCGCCTACGTCCGTGACGTGCTGAATGTGTTGCCAGCTGGTCCGGTCAAGCTGGCCTTGCAGGACGGCGGCACGCCTGGGCTGATCACGTCCGACGGCTTCGAGGGGCTGACGCTCGTTTGCATGCCGATGAGGGTATAGCCGATGGCCAAGTTCATGGTGAATTATACCTTCAGCGGTCGTGGTTGCGAGACGATCGAGGCAGAATCGCTGGAAGCCGCGGAAGCATCGGTTGAAGCAAAGATCAATCGTGACGATTACGAACCTGATGCTGACGAGTTGGAGATTGTCGACTTCAGCGTGTCGGAACTGCATCCAGTCACTCGCGATGGCAAGGAAATCTGGAGCACGTACGTCCAGACGAGTGATCAGCGCGGGCACCAATCTGCTTTGTCGTCATCGCCGCTATTCGCTTCTGGGGTGGGGTCATAATGGCCCCATTACCTCGCGCAGAATCTAGCACCGTTCGCGCCATCTATGCTGCCTATGAAGCCGCAGCCTCGTCATGGGATAGCCTCGGCATCTCCGTAGGCGAAGCCAATAATCCATGCGACCGCGCACTCTGGTATGCCTTCCGATGGGCCTCGCCACTCGAAAAGCATCACGGCCGCCAGCTGCGTCTGTTCGAAACCGGCAACTTCGAAGAAGACCGCCTTGTTGCTGATCTCGAGCGCATCGGCGTGGATGTTTATGGCCAGCAGGACAAGATCAGGCTGGTGCAGGGGCACGTCCGCGGTAAATGCGACGGCAAAGCCATGGGAGTCGTTGAGGCACCGAAGACTGAGCACCTGCTAGAATTCAAGTCGAGCAACGCCAAGGGCATGAAAGAGATCATCAAGAAGGGCTGCAAGGAAGCCAAGCCGCTTCACTACGGCCAGTGTCAGCTCGGAATGCACACCTTCGGTCTGTCGCGATGCCTTTACCTCGTCAGTTGCAAAGATGACGACACGCTCTATGCCGAGCGCATCGAACACGATCCGGAATTCTGCCTGCGCCTGCTGGCGCGGTTAGAGCGCGTCATAAATTCGCCTGAGCCGCCATCGCGCATCAATGAGGCCGTAGACTGGTTTGAATGCACCTTCTGCAAACACAAGCCTGTCTGCAAGGAGAGCGCTTGGCCGCGCGTCACCTGCCGGTCTTGCATCCACTCGTCACCAGAGATGGGCGGCGATGGTCATTGGTCCTGCGCACGATGGGCTAAGCCGATTTCGTTCGACGAGCAGAAGGAGGGTTGTCCTACGCATCTCACGATCCCGGCTCTCGTGCCTGGCGAACAGACGGACTTTTCGGAAGAGGACGAGACAATCACTTACGTGCTGCGGGACGGCACGACATGGATTGATGGCGCCACCAACGCCTGACCACACCACATGAGGAGACCATCATGCCGCTTGTAGCACGCACGCCGCTTGTCGCTGCCAACGACAACAATCCGCGCAGTCCCGAGTTCGACCGCAAGCTTCTGGCCTACGAGCCGGCCTTGCGAAGACTGGCGCGAAAGATCACCAAGAACGAGGACGCGGCCGACGAGCTGTTTCAGTCAGCGATGGTCGTCATGTTGCGCCGGCACCGCGAATGTCGCCTTGAGACCTTCTGGACGTGGGCCGTCCTTTGCGTTCGAGGCACTGCTCAGGAATTTGTCCGCACCAATTCCACGAAGTCGCGCTCTGCCGAAATTTGCAGTCTCTCGGCATTCGACGAGATGCCGGGCTCTACCGATCCGCATCAGGAGGAGGGCACCGACTTGACTCGTGTTGTCTCTTTGCTGGAAGGCCGCAATGGCGCGATGTTGATGCGCAGGGCGATGGGCGAGACGCTGGAAGCCATTGGCAACGACCACGGCCTCACAAAGGAGCGCGTGCGCCAGATCGTTATTAAGGAGCGGGCGAGGGTGCTTGGGCTGCTACGGGAGGCTAGTTAGAGAAATAGCCTGAAGAAAGGTACGGCGATCTGTAGGACCGTACCAACCGACACAATGACTAGGCCCCGTTTTGCGCCCCGCGATGACTTAAGTAACGACTGGACGTGCGGGAGTTGCAATGCCTGCTCGTGCGTCTCGGGCGCATATCGAGACACGCCAATAGTTGCTGCTTCTGCTTCGGTAAGAATGACCGATCTAGCGGTCAAGCCTGCGCCAATAGCCGTCAGCGCTAGCCCAATCACCGCAAAAAAGTCTGCCCACCAAGAAAGGTCCATGAGGAAACATGCTCCAACTGCGCCACTACCAGGAAGAAGCAGAAAACGCCGTTTTCGACTATTGGTCAACGACGGCCGGCAATCCGCTGGTCGATCTTGCGACCGGCTGCGGCAAGTCGCTGCTCATGGCATCGCTCATCAAGAGGCTGGTCGAAGGCTGGCCGGACATGCGCATACTCGTGGCTACCCATGTCGCCGAACTGATCGAGCAAAATTACCTTGAGCTGCTTGGAATCTGGCCTTTTGCGCCGGCGGGGATTTTCTCTGCTGGCCTTGGTCGCCGTGACGCGCGTAGCCAGATCATCTTTGCGGGCATCCAGACTGTGCACAGCAAGGCCGCGCTCATCGGCCACATCGACGTGCTGATGGTCGACGAGTGCCATTTGATCCCTGCCAACAGCAACACGATGTACGGCCGCTTCATCGCGGCGCTGCGTGCCATCAATCCAGACATGAAGATCTTGGGGCTCACCGCCACGCCTTACCGGCTGGACACAGGCCGGCTGGATGAGGGCGACGATCGTCTGTTCGACCAGATCGTCTACACCTACGGCATCGCTGACGGTGTCGGCGACGGATATCTCGCGCCGCTTTCGTCCAAGGCAACGGCAACCACCTTCGACATGAAAGGCGTCGGCAGGCAGGGAGGCGATTACAAGCAGTCCGCGTTGCAGGCTGCCGTGGATAAGATGGACGTCACGTGCTCCGCCGTTGATGAAATCGTTGCGAAAGGCGCCGACCGCAAATCGTGGCTCTGCTTTTGTTCGGGAGTTGAGCACGCCGAGCACGTGCGTGATGAGATCCGTTCGCGCGGCATCTCCTGCGAAATGATCAGCGGCGAAACCCCGAAGGACGAGCGCCGTCGCATCATCGAGGACTTCAAGTCCTACAAGATCCGCGCACTCACCAACAACTCGGTACTCACTACCGGCTTCAATCACAAGGGCGTCGACCTGATCGCAGCATTGCGTCCGACGTTGTCGGTATCGCTCTATGTGCAGATGATGGGCCGCGGCACTCGCGTCATATACGCGTCCGGCATGCCTCTTGAGACGCCTGAGGAGCGCATCGCTGCGATCAAGGCCGGCCCGAAGCCATCCTGCCTTGTGCTGGACTTCGCCGGTCTCGTCGACAAGCACGGGCCGGTCGACATGGTGCAGCCAAAGGTTCCTGGCAAGGGTGACGGCGAAGCGCCTGTAAAGGTCTGCCCGTTCGACGTCGAAGATAAGAATGGTCGCTTCGGCTGTGGAGAAAAGGTGCATGCCTCCGCGCGTACCTGCTCTTGCTGCGGGTATGAGTTCGACATCGACGACAGTCCGAAGATTACGGCCACAGCTGCTGATACGCCGATCATGTCGACGGCAGAACCGGAACCCCGCACCGTCACATCCCGCAGCTTCTACTACCATGAAGGCAAAGGCGATAAGCCGCCGTCGGTGAAGGTCAGCTACATGTCCGGCATGACGGCGATCAATGAGTGGATTTGCCCGCAACACCAAGGCTTCCCCAAGTCGAAGGCAGACCGCTATTGGCGCGCGCATGGCGGCAAGATGCCGTTTCCAAAGACCGTTCTGGAATGGATCGAGCGTCAGGCGGAGTTGGCCGACACCGTCGAGATCACGGTTAAGCCGCGCCAGAAATACTGGGACGTTGTGGGCCATGTGGTCGGTGCTGCGAATGACAATCGGGTGTCACCGGTGAATGACAATGCGCGGGAAGAAGAGGATTGGCGGGTGCTGATGGACGACGACGTGCCGTTCTAATCTTGACAAATTTGTAAAAACGGTTTAGCTTTATGTTCTGCGCCAGACCAATGGCGTCACCACATTGAGGAGATGAGAATGAGCGAAAGAAGAGACCTCTATTTTTCAGTAGAGGGCGGAAAAACGCTGGAATTGGCGCTGGCGCACGTAGCCAAGCGCGTCGCAGTCATTAAGAAAAACAACGAACTTGCAAAAGAGCTTGGCGCGCAAAAATACGTTGTTGATATCAGTAAGGGCACAATTAGCGGCGTGATGTTCGACGGCGCTATCAACGGCGATTTCAAGAAGCCAAACAAGCGCGGCGTGTCATATCCCAAAAAGGGAAGTGATTGGGAGAAGCGCCTGTTGGATATCGACGGCTACGATGCGCGCGGTTACGAGTTGGCGAGAGCACTCGGCGTGCCGACCACTATCTCCTACAAGAATGAAACCAGCCACGGTAACGCTGTGATATCTCACGGTTTCAGTTCAGGCGTCGGGCTGCTCTATCTCTCTGAGGACGGACCTTTTGCCCTTTATGTTCCGGATATCGAGCCGATCGTCGCGGAGTATGAAGCGCTAGGATACTCGGTTGGCGAGGACTGCAGAAACTTCAAGCCCGAGTTCGATGGTGCGAGACCCATTCTCAAGGAGGAATGGGAGTTAAGCGTTGCGCACCATAAACTCGCGCAGGCGGAAAAGGCGGTGTCCGCATGACCAAACCAGCCAACGACAACTTTTTGGCCGCCGACGTGGCCAACCTAGAAGCCCTTTTCGCTGATATGCTCGCCGCCTATCCAGAACTGGAAGCGGACGAAGAACTGCGCGCGGATATGCTCGAAGGAGAGACGAACTTCCACGCCGTCCTGACGCGTCTCGTTAACGGTGAGCGTGACGCCGACAGCCTGGCCAAGGCCGTGGCTGGCCGTATATCAGACCTGCAAGCACGCAAGTCGCGGGCCGAGCGCCGCAAGGAAGCCATGCGCACTCTGATGTTCAAGCTGTTGAAAGCAGCCGGCGTGCCGCGTGTGCCGCTGGCTGAGGCGACCATCTCCATCGGCAAGAAAGCTGCGACTGTTGAGATTGTGGATGAGGCGTTGCTGCCCACAAACGTCGTGAAGATCACCACCGCGCCGGACAAGAAGGCAATCGCTGACCTTCTCAAGGCAGGCACAGACGTGCCTGGGGCAAAGATGGGTGACGCGGGTGAGCAGCTCAGCGTGAGGGTGGCTTAGTCTTGTGGTTTCGACTTCGCCAAGGCCTTACCGAACGCTTTGATAGCGACCTCCCGATCTGCCTCCATCATAATCGAGGCGATTAACGCAAAATCGCTTCTATGGATATGGATGGCAAGCCGCTCTTTCTTGCCTTCCGTACCCATGTCGAAACGAAGCTCTATACCGCTGTCTCTGATCCCAGTCGGAGGTAGCGCCCAATTTGCGTCGATCTCGCTTGTTGAGCCAGAATGTGCGCTGTTGCGGTAAACAAATGACTTCTTGAGTAACATGCGACCTCCGTAAATCAGAGACATAACTACCACACCACCCGCCGCGCCACCAACGCGGCGTCCCGCTTCGGCGGGAACACCACAGTCTGAGGAGACAAAACAACGTGAGCATCACATCGATGCACGACGGAAGAGTCGTGCTGCATCAAAACGATTGCCGTGACGTGTTGCGCGGCCTTGCCGACAACTCGATCGACAGCGTCGTGACCGACCCGCCTTATGCGCTGGTCTCGATTCAGAAGCGTTTCGGAAAGCCGGGATCTGCCCCGGCCAAAGACGTTTATGGTCGCGGCGCCGCTGGTTTTATGGGGAAAAGCTGGGACACCGGCGAAGTAGCATTCTCCGAAGAGTTCTGGGCCGAAGTTCTGCGCGTCCTGAAGCCAGGCGGCCACGTTGTCGCGTTCTCTGGAACGCGAACCTATCACCGCATGGCTGTTGCGATCGAAGATGCTGGATTTGAGATCCGCGATCAGCTTGGTTGGGTTTACGGTTCAGGGTTTCCGAAGAGCCATGATGTCAGCAAGGGGATTGCCAAGCGTCGCGTCGAAGACGTTGAGCCGGTGCGAGTCGTTTGCCGGTTCATTCGTGCTGCAATGGATGAGGCAGGTCTGAAGTCGAAAGACCTCACTCAGCATTTTGGCGACTGCAATCCGCGTCTCATCGACCATTGGGCAGCGCGTGACACCGACTCCCAGCCTGCTCTGCCAACCAATGAGCAGTGGGATGGACTTGTTGACGCTCTATCTTTGTCGGGCAGAGATGGATTTGAGTTTATCTCGATCGAGGTTTCACGCCTTAATGGTCGCAAGGGCACGCACGGCGAGCGTTGGGCTGAAGCAGAGATTATCGGCGAAGTAGCTTCGACGCCCGCTGGCTTTGGTGACCTTCGATTTGAAGGCGACAGGACCATCCGCAGCTTGGATGAGGAGGCGTCTGCGTGGCAAGGGTGGGGAACCGCACTTAAGCCGGCGTGGGAGCCCATCTGCCTTGCGCGAAAGCCCCTGATAGGGACAGTTGCCGAAAACGTTCTTGAACACGGCACTGGAGCCATCAACATTGACGGCTCTCGTGCCCCGGGTGGCAATGAACAAGACCTTGGCCGCTGGCCAGCCAACATCCTCCACGACGGCAGCGAAGAGGTGCTGGCGGCGTTTCCTAATGCAAAAGGCCAGCAGGGATATGTTGGGCCGAAGCACGGTGAGCGCCTAAGCAAGGGCATCTATGGTGACTTTGGTGCGCGGCCTGATAGTCATCCGCGCGTCGAGGCGGAAACTTCAGCCGCTCGCTTCTTCTACTGCGCCAAAGCCAGCCGTGCTGACCGTGATGCTGGGCTGGAGGCGTTCCCGGAGGTTACCGTATCTGGCGGCGGTGGAACCAGCAGCGAAATATCTGACGCATACGGCGCCTTGAAGGCCAACCGCCGCAATGTTCACCCAACCGTTAAGCCAACAACCCTCATGCAGTGGCTTTGCCGCCTCATCACGCCACCGGGTGGTATTATCCTGGATCCGTTCATGGGCTCGGGCAGCACAGGCAAGGCGGCCCTTCTCGAAGGTTTCCAGTTCGTCGGTTGCGAGCGCGAGGACGAATACATGCCTATCGCTGCGGCCCGGATTGCGTGGGCGATTGGCGCGACAAGCAAAGAAGTCGTCGAGACTGGTACGGTACCGGCAAACGATAACCGTCCTGCCGACTTGTTTGGGGTGGCAGCATGACCAAGCTTCCCGGCAAGCCGATCATTCCATTTAGTCCGACGCAAGACGAGAACGGGTCACCCACCGTGTGCAAGTGCTGCGGGATGCTTGCGATAGGGGTAGGAAGGTCAGACCCCAGCGACCGGCACAGACCACCTGACCCTGGATTTATGTGCAAGGCCTGTATGATTTCAATCGGAGATTTGACGAAGTTGGACAGAGTTTCATTGTACGAGGTTAAGGCGCTTGAATCCGGTGTCGAAGCTGTCGGTGAATGGATCGCAGCAAACGGTGGCATCACCGAATTGTCCCATTACGACGAGCTAATGCAGAAGCTGCTGGTACGAGCAGCTTGGGAGGGTTGCGCCCGCGGAGTTCGCGAGGCACTGAAAGACGCGCCATTCTAACCCCATTGAAAACGCATCTCCAGAATGCGAGCATCCCTCCCATCAACTAGTAAGGGTATGGGGATGCTGAAGAAATTTACGAAAGTACCGAGTCACTCGCAGCTTTTTTGGCCTGTCGTGCAGGCTTTTAAGGAGCTTGGAGGGTCTGCCGACAAAGAGCAGCTGCTTGAAAAAGTTGCTGAGCTTATGGGTCTATCAGACGAAGTTACATCGGTGCTTCATAAGGATGGTCCAGGCACGGAACTGGCTTATCGAGTCGGCTGGGTTCAGTCTTGGCTGAAGGCGGGAGGCATGATGGATAACCCCAAGCGCGGAGTTTGGGTTTTGAACATGCTCGGTCGAGCAGCAACCAGGGAAGAAGTTGAACAAGTTCTCATCGACCGTAGATACATCAACAGCGCTAAGGCGAAGGCTAGCCGGGCCGCAGCAGATGAAGCTCAGATCGAAGCGGAAGCAAACGATTTGGTAGAAGAGTTGGAGGAGGAGACGACATGGCAAACCGATCTCATCGCCACCCTCAAAGCAATGCCAGCAGATGCATTTGAGCGGCTAACTCGCCTTCTATTGCTCCAACTGGGATTTTCTCATGTTGAGGTAGTCGGTCGCAGCGGCGACGGCGGGATCGACGTGATTGGTCAGGTTAAAGTCAACAGTGTTCTTTCATTCAAGGTGTTGGTGCAGTGCAAGCGCTACAAGCTAACGGTTGGTCCCAGTGACGTGCGAGACTTCCGAGGCGCCATGTCTGGCCGCACCGACAAGGCTCTGTTCGTTACAACGGGCCGCTTTACCGGTGAGGCGAAGAAAGAGGCAACTCGTGACGGCGTGCCTGCAATTGACCTGATCGACGGCGAAGCATTTGCCGCCCTTTTGAAAGATATCGGCCTAGGCGTGAAAACCGAGATGGTCGAGAAAGTCAGTGTGGTGAAGGAGTTCTTCGCCGATATTTAAACAGCATACAGCGTCGACCACCAATCGGCGCTGGCTCACCACCACAGAGGAGAGAAAACTCATGCCCATAGCGGCAAATGACAACCACACCGGCCTACGCTTCTTGTCGGTATGCTCTGGCATTGAAGCGGCCTCGGTCGCTTGGCATCCACTCGGGTGGCAATGCATCGGCGTGGCCGAAATCGAACCCTTCCCTGCTTTCGTGCTAGCGCACCACTATGGTGCAGGGCGCCCTAAGCACATGCCGAACCCCGGAGAACCGGGCATCAAGCTGAAGGATCAGCGTTCGCGAAAAACTGCCCTCAAGGCAGTGTCACGGTTGCCGGTCGAGTCGGTTCTGACCAACTGGGGCGACTTCACCAAGATCGACACCAAGACGCTTGGTCGCGTCGACATTCTCGCAGGCGGCACGCCTTGCCAGGCGTTCAGTGTGGCTGGCCTTCGTCAATCTCTCGCCGATGCGCGAGGAAACTTGTCACTCGAATTCGTGAGGCTTGCGCATGAGCTTGCAGCTAACAATGGACTTCGGAACGTCGTCTGGGAAAACGTTGTCGGCGTTCTCAGCACCAAAGACAACGCCTTCGGCTGCTTCCTCGCCGGACTTGTGGGTGCAGATTCCCACATCGAACCACCGAGAAGAGGAAAGTGGGCGCGTCACGGTATGGTCACTGGACCTAAAGGACGGGCCGCGTGGGCTGTCAAAGATGGGCAATTTTTCGGAGTGGCCCAACGACGCCGTCGTGTGCTCGTTGTCGAAGATTTTGGAAACGGGGCAGATCCCGCAGCGGTTCTTTTTGAGCCCGAAAGCATGTTCAGGGATACTCCGCCGAGCCGAGAAAAGGGGAAAGACGTTGCCCCCACAATTAGCGCACGCACTAAAGGCGGCGGCGGGCTCGGAACAGACTTCGATCTAGATGGTGGGTTGGTGGAGGCGGCCAATCCGCTGCTGGCCAAGGGCAACAGCAGCCATGATGCAACGAAAGAGACATATATCCCTGAAATAGCGCGTTGCGTCGCAACACGCGAAGGGTCCTCGCAGGATTTTGAAACTACAACGATGGTTGCTGTCGTCGGAACTCTTTGCAAAGACAGTTTCAGCGGCGGGATGGGTGGACGACCAGAGGGCGCTGCCGCGGGGCATTTCGTTACCCACGCAATTCAAGCAGGCGCGCTACGCACAAATCCGAATAGCGGGCCAGACGGCGTCGGTGTTCAGGAGGGTGTTGCCTATACACTTGAGTCTCGCGCTGAAGTTCAGGCAGTCTGCGTCACTGGCGAAGTCGCCCACACGCTCAAAGCTGAAGGTGCGGACGCGAGCGAGGATGGAACGGGGCGGGGGACGCCGATTGTGTGCTTCTCGTCAAAGGACTACGGCGCCGACGCATCCTTTGACTTGGCCCCAACACTTCGCACCGGTGGCCACACCAACAGCCATGCCAATGCAGGCGTGATGCCGGCGGTGCTTACGAGTGCCGTCCGACGCCTAACTCCCCTTGAATGCGAACGCCTTCAGGGCTTTCCTGACGACTACACCGACATCCCGTGGCGCGGCAAACAGAACTCTCCAGACGGCCCTCGCTACAAGTCTCTCGGTAACAGCTGGGCCGTGCCGAAATTCGTCTGGCTCGGTCAGCGTATCGCGCAGTTCATGCCATCTATGGCCGTTATTGATTTTAAGGATGCAGCCTAATGAACCCAGCACTTTGGGCCGCAATTATTGCCGCAAACAGCTACCCAACCAGGCCAAAAGAACCAGTCGGCAAGCTATGGTGGGCCAGCAAGACAGAACCACCAATGCCAGCGTGGCCGCGATTTCTGCTGTGGCTCATACGGCGTCGAACGCAGCGCCGGATGCTTGGAAAGACATGGGCCAGATTTGATGACTGGCTTTGGGGATGGTATTTCACGGCCATTGAAAAGGACGCAGCATGATGCAAACGCCGCTTGAACTAGCGCAACACTACGTCGGTCAAGGCTGGCCCGTATTTCCATGCCGCTCGCACGCTGAGGAACTCGTCGACCAAGCCACCGGCGAGATCGTCACGCTCGGCGAAAAGACGCCTTTGACCCCCAATGGCTTCAAGGGCGCAACGCGCTTTCCGCGCATCATCGAGAGATGGTGGTCGGACTGGCCGGATGCTGCCGTTGGCTTGCCGACGGGCGAGAAGACAGGCTTCTTCGCGCTCGACATCGACAACAAGCCTGGCGGTGCCAACGGCTTCGACTGGCTGGCCGAGATGGAGGCCGAGCACGGCCCACTGCCAGACACGGCACGCGTGACGAGCCCGAATGGCGGTCTCCACATCTACTTCAAGTACGTCGTGGGAACTCGCAACCGCGGCGCTCTTGGCGCTGGCGTGGATATCCGGTCCGAGGGCGGCTACGTGCTGGCCGCCGGCAGCACTATGGCTAACGGCCGCTCCTACAAGTGGGAAACGGACACGCGTGAGATCGCTGACGCGCCAGCTTGGCTGCTAGATCTGCTGCTGCCGAAGTCTGCTCCCGCTCACACTCAGTACAGCCTGTCGGCTGCGACCAACAACGCCTACGTCGATGCTGCCGTCGACCGTGAACTGGCAGACCTTGCTGGCGCGCCGATGGGCACCCGCAACAACGCGCTGAACGACGCCGCGTTCTCAATCGGCACTATCGTCGGCGCCGGTGCACTTAGCGAAGCCGAGGCACGAGCACTGCTGCAGGACGTTGCGCGCGGATGGGGCAGGGACTGGTCGCGCTGCTGCAAGACGATCGAGAACGGCCTGAAGGCTGGCATCCAGAACCCACGCCACATTCCGGAGTCTGACTTCCCTGCGCACGATAACACCCGCCTCGTGGACATCACACGCATGATCCAGCGCGGGCTTGAGAAGGGCAGGCTGCGCGAGCAGGCGGCTGCGTTGGAAGTGGATGTTGTGACAGAGAGGCTGTCGCCAGTCGGTGACCTGCAAGAGGACCGTGAGCAGGAGTTTGCTGGCCACCCCGGCGATCTTCCCGCAAACGACAACACGCCTCAGCCCACAGAGCAGCAATCACCGATCGTCGCCACGGCATTCAAGTGGATCGATCCCAAGACATTGCCGCGCCGTGAGTTTGCCTACGGCTCGCACTTCATCCGCAAGTATGTGTCCGTCACGGTATCGCCGGGCGGCCTCGGTAAGACGTCGGCCAGCATCGCTGAGGGCCTTGCTATGGTGTCGGGCAGGGCGCTGCTCGGCATTAAGCCGCCCAAGCGCTTGCGGACGTGGATATTTAATGCCGAAGACCCGCGCGACGAAATGGAGCGGCGCATCATGGCGGCTTGCATCCACTACAAGCTGAAGCCTGCCGACCTCGAGGGACATCTCTTCCTGGATAGCGGCCGCGAACAGGAGCTGGTCGTCGCCATCGAAGACAAGAAGGCTGGCGTTCGCATCCAGCAGCCGATTGTTGAGGCGGTGGTCGAGCAGATCGAGCGATATGGCATCGATGTTATGATCGTGGATCCATTCGTGTCCACGCACGGCGTGAACGAGAACGACAACGGTGCGATCGACAAGGTGGCGAAGCTCTGGGCGCAGATCGCCGACTACACCAATTGTTCGATCGACATCGTGCACCATTTGCGCAAGGTGGCAGACCGGGAGGCAACCGTTGAGGATGCCCGAGGTGCCGTATCACTGATTGGTGCGGCGCGTTCCGTGCGCGTTCTCAACCGCATGTCGGAAGAGCAGGCAGGAGAGGCTGGCATCGATAAGGCTGACCGGTTCGGCTACTTCTACACCACCTACGGCAAGTCGAACCTGACGCCGCTTTCGCACAAGGCAGAATGGCGCCATCTCGTCTCGACACCGCTTGGCAACGGGACCGGCCTTGCTCAGCCGCAGGACTTTGCCCCGGTCGTGACGGAATGGCATTGGCCGAGTGCGGAGGAAGTAGCGGGAGACCTCACGGAGGACCAGCGTGCGTCGATCCTGGCGGCTGTGAGCGCGTCCGACTACAAGAAGTCACCCAAGGCCAAGAACTGGGTCGGAACCGCTGTAGCGTACGCTGTGGGGCTGGATCTGGACGACAACGTGCAGCGCAAGCGGGCGTCCAGCCTTGTGAATGCGCTGATGCGTGAAGGTGCGCTCATCGAGCGGGAGGAACGGGATCCAGTTCGGAGGGAGTTGGCGGTGTTTGTTAGGGCGGCTTAGGGAACCAAGCAGCTGCCACCGCGTTTTCTCCTCAGACAACAAAGAGGAGATATATCAATGGATTGGAACCGCGTAGAAGGTAACTGGAAGCAGATGAAGGGCAAGGTCAAGGAGCAGTGGGGCAAACTCACTGACGACGACCTTGACGTCATCAATGGCAAGCGCGAGCAGCTGGAAGGCAAAATCCAGGAGCGCTATGGCTATGCGAAGGACCAGGCCAAAAAAGACGTCGACGACTGGTATGGTCGTCAGGGTTGGTAATGCAATGAAAGGCCGCCGGTCAGTAATGGCTGGCGGTCTTTTTTTGCGCAATCGAAGCCGTTGGCGCGGGGAATCTCTGTTCGTGAAACTTTTCCAGTCTCGCGGAGTTTGGCCTTAGAGCAACCAGTTCTGGTTTCTCGCAAAATAAAATCACCCGCCAAGCGGAACTTTGTCCCTCCGGAGGAGACGCACCATGAACTCTATCATTTATCTCGTTGGGCTAGTCGTAATCGTCCTGTTCATTCTCTCATTTTTGGGGTTACGCTAATGGTCGATCCTATCGGTACTGAAACAAATCGCAGCTATGTCGATTGGCCAGCCATTTTCGCGGGCACCGTCATAGCATCTGGCGCAGTTGCCATCCTCACCGCGTTTGCCGGAGGTCTGGGGCTGAGTTCCATATCGGCCGATGATGGCGGTGATATAAGCGTGATCTGGCTAATCATCACAGGATTGTTCGTCGTTATCTCGATGGTTGGCTCTTATATGTTGGGCGGCTACATTACGGGTCGTATGCGGCGCCCAGCTGGATCGGCGGACCGTAACGAGCTCACGACACGCGACGGCATCAACGGTCTCGTTGTTTGGGGTCTTGGAACCGTCATTTCAGCATTTCTTGCTCTCAGCGTGGTGTCCGGCGGCGCGAGGGCCGTTGGAAGCGTAGCGCAGTCTGCCGTCGAGGCGACTGGCTCTGCGGTCGGAGGAGCTGCCCAGGGTGTTGGCCAATTGGCCGGTGGGGTGGTGTCTGGTGCCGGTAACGCTATTGGTGGCGTCGCTCAAGGCGCCGGCCAGGCAGCGGCTCCCAGCATTGAGGAAGCTCTTCCGCAAGGGTTGAAGGCAAATCCGATCGACTATTTCACCGACACTCTGTTGCGAACCGATACGCCTGCGGTTAACGGCGATCAAAACGGCGCAGATTTTCAGCGACAAGCCGGTGGGATTCTGAGCAACCTTCTTTCGACTGGAGAGATTTCCGACGCTGATCGTACCTGGCTTACTAATCAGGTCGCAGCTCGTACCGGCATTAGCCAACCTGACGCGCAGACACGCGTCAACCAGACGGTAGACAGGGTGCAGGCTGTTCGAACGCAGGCGCAGCAGAAGGTCGACGAAGCGCAAAAGAAAATCGACGATCTCAGGGCTGAGACTGAGAAAGCTCTGGAGGATGCTAAGGCAAAAGCCGTTGATGCTGCTGAAAAGGCGCGGGTTGCCGGAATCTTGACCGCATTCCTCTTGGCTGCCTCGGCTCTTGTATCCGCCGCTGCGGCCTATATCGGCGCAGTCCACGGTGGTCGTCATCGGGACGAGGGCCGCGTCTGGGGCGGTCTAGCGTATCGGAAGTAGATAGCTTTGCGCGCTGACCACGGATGTACTGGCAGATCGCGATAGCTACAGGAAGGCTGGGGCAGAGATGCACCGGCCTTTTTTGTTAAACCATTTCCGCCATGACCACGGCGGCGCCCATCGTAGTTGGCTTCAGGCTATGCTGTCTCTTCCAGCCGTTACCGACGTCTTTTTCTATTGAGAAATTACTGCCACCAGATGTTACGCGTATGCGTTTTTTGGGTCTGTGAAGTACGATATGATCGCCTTCAGGTCTCCAATCGGGGATCTTGCGCTGCATATTATTTAGTGCTGCTATGAAATCCGAGACAGATTTATGCCTTCCGTTTCTGTCAACGCGGGTTGCCGTTCTAATGAATGAGACTAAGGGTTTGGGCACGTAAGCAGGAAGAGTGTCCATTTCTAAAAGGCGCCCCTTGTTGATCTTCTCTTCTATAATTTTGGTGGCGTAATCCCCTTTGTCGATTGTGCCCTTGAGGGCATCATATTCCGTTTTCTGCTTGCTGCTCAGCCAGTCGCGCTCATCATATGGCAGATATCCGCCTAACAACTGAAAGAGCATCAGTCCCAACTGGTAAACGTCACTTTCTTTAAAGTAATCGTTGGTGACCGTAGCCTCGGGTGGCCTGTACAGCAGAGAGTGTCTGGTTAACGTTTTGCAATGCCCCTGCGCGTCGCATGGAGAGACGGATCCAAAATCCCCTATTACGATTTGATTGTTGTCTCGATATACATTTTCGAGCTTGAGATCTCGGTGCAGGAAGCCATTCCCATGCAAATAACTTACACCGGCTGCGACCATCATGACGGCGTCAACCGCCTCCCGCAAGCCAAGCGGGCCTTTTTCTAGAACCGTGTCTAGATCACCACCGTCACAGAACTTCGTCGTAAAGAACGCCCATTCTAAATCAATCGAAGCGGCGTGGTAGACTTTGAGAATGTTAGGGTGTTCGAGTTTTGCTAGCAACTCTGGTTCAGCGTGGTCGCCGCTCTCCCAGTAGTACAGCTTAACGACGTCTGGTCGGCCGAGCACTCGGTTCGTTCCAAACAAAACATGGCCATTCTGGCCCTTGTCAGAGGCTTTATGAAACTCAATTTGCTTCTCAAGCTCTCGAAGTGCGACCTTGACGTCCTCTGGGACCGACAGACTATTGATAATCACAAGAGTCCTTTTTCGTTAAGGAGCCAAGCGGCAGACGTAAACGCGTCCTTCTGATAAGCGTTTAATCCGGCGGGGGCGCCCGCCACGTTCTTCTTTGCAAACTTCCTGAGCGTGTTTCCGTGGACCAGCACGACATCGTTGTGAGACATCTGAAAAAGGGCTTCAATTTTAAATGTGACGCCCGACGCACCCATCGCCCCGGTTGCTCGCTCCTTAATTACCACCACGTCAATCTTCTGCTCGTGTAAATAGCTGTCTATAGCCATCTTCATGGACTTCAATGCAGGCCCATCAGCACCGTCATCCAACTTTATTCGCTTTGTACTTGCCTCAACCACGTTAGCAGCACCCGAAGATGGCTCGCAGATTACGACGATAGCTTCTTTTGATTTTATATCGACCCCACAAACCCGCATTTATTCATCCCATTAAAAGCGTACAACCGATATCCAAAGCTAAACTTCGAACTCGCCAATACAACCAAATTGTCATCTGTAATTCAACTTCTAATACCGCCCGGATACCAAAATTCTATCCGTGCACTAACTGTGCACATCCGGGCGGAGACACCTGCACGGCGCTGCCCGGTTAGTGCACGTTTAGTAGGGTATATATTTATATATACCCCTACACGTGCAACCGTGCAGGGCGGTGTGCCGCGCGCACGGTTCTCAAGATGATTTATCTGGGCAACGTGCACCGGGCAGAAGGGCATATTCGTTACAACCCGGAACCGACATCACCCATCCGCATTTTCGCAGATGAGGAGAACGCAGATGTCAGAGAACGAACTGCAGCCGTACACCGTCGAGCAGCTACAGCAGAAATATGCCGTAAGCCTGCATGTGGCAGTGGAGGTCCTGGAACACTTTCGAGGCGACCGGTCAAAAATTGACAAGTTCATGAAGCGGTGCCCGAACCGGGACGAGGACGATCGCCGATGACGGAGCTTAGCCGGTCTTTTTTGCAGCTCCGGTCTTGAACCCGCCTTTGCTCCCACCAATATCTTTCGTGCTTCTTGTTCTGTTTGGATTGGAGGTAAGAAATGAACAGCCAAGACGTTTTGTTTCGAGCACCAGTTCGCGTCCGGTTACAATGCGGACTCGAGAGAACATTCCTCAGCGTATATGATGCGCTGGATTTTTTGGAAGAAGAGTGGCCGCTCCGACGCGGAGATCGCTACAAGAGGGCAGTAAACCGGTGCAGGGCAGCTCTGGAATGGGCCGTGCCATCCGAGGTCGCCCGTGAAGCTTTCATTGCGGCCTGCCTTGAGGCGGGAATGCCGATGGTATTGGCAAGTCCGGCCCCAATGCGCGAGCACAGCCGTCACGCAACTGGCTAGCTACACAGCCCCGCGGAAAGCGGGGCTTTTTTTACGCCCAAAAATATTTCGCAAATCGACTACCCGTTTTCGGCGCGTTCTCGGAAAGTATGTGTGTCGCCACCACGACACCGCACCACGAGGAGACCGCCATGCCCAAAGCCACCAGCCAGACCACCCGCATCAACGGCAAGCGCGTCGTCATCCGCACGAGCGCCAAGGGCAAGGTGTGCGTCGCTGACGCACCCATCAAGGAAAGCGAAGGGCAGGCGGCTCAAGTGCGAACCCTGCGGTCGCTGCCGGAGTACGGTCGCCAGTTCCTGCTTGCTGGCGACATGAATTCAGCCAAGCGCGGACCACGTGCCCAAGCTGATGCTATAGCCACCGGGTTGACGCCAGGCGAAGCCGATCTACGGATTTACCTCAAGGGCGGCAAGCTGCGGATGATCGAGAACAAGGTTGGTAAAGGCCGGCTATCTCCGGCGCAGGTCGAGCGCCACGCCTCGCTGGCTCGGCTAGGGCATCCAGTCGAGGTGGTGCGGTTCACATCCACGGCAGAAGCGGCCAGCAAGGCGGTGGCACTGGTCAAAGGCTGGCTGGCCGATAACGACAACACAAAGTAACGGCGCCTACCGAGCGCTAGCACCACAGGGGAGACGATATGGCGAGACATGGATCACTTGCAGAGCAGTTGGCAGCGGTACGACGCTTCGCCACCGAACCGGATCATCAGCCCGAGCCGCTACAGACCAATTGGTCTGTCGTCCCAGCAAACGACAACAACTCCGATGAAATCGAAGACCTGAAACACGATCGCAAAAGGCTGGTTACCCCATCCGTAGCCGAGATCATGAAGAACGTGGCAACAGGCGAGGTTGAGCGCAACGAAGCAGGACAGGTGGTCCGGATCGGACGGTTGCGGTTCAGCGACGGCACCCAGACTGAGAAAGCCCTTCGCATGACAATTGACGGTGGCGTCGAGGAGTACGCGGCAAGGATGCCGGCTGGTGCCATGCTCGGATCTCGCGACAAGGTGGACGTTGCGTTAGGCGGAGACGACAATCCGCAAGAGGTCACCGAAAGCAATCAGTACTTCGCCGACATGCTCGATACCAAGAGGGCCAGATACCTTACCGGCAAGAAGCACAAAGGCCCGCGCGTGAGGATGACGGCAGACGAAGCCCGATCGGAACTGGCCAGGGCTTATGCCAACACCGACATGAGCAAGGTTACATTCACCCGCTGCCCTGATGGACTGCCGTGTGGCTCCGCCAGGATCGCAGATAGTTTCCTCGGGATGCAAAAGACCACATGCGCTGGCGGCGGCTCAATGATGTGGCAGGACATTGTCACTGCGATGGCTGATCGCAAGGAATGGTTTGATGCTGTCGACGAGTTGAAGCCGAAAGATAGGAAGGTGTTGGAAACAGCGGTCGTCGCACGGACGTACGAGGAAGTTGGGGTGTCTGTCGGGCAATCCCCGAAATATGCCAAGTTTGATGGCGGCGGTAAGCGAGCCCTGATCGCTGCCAATGACAATCTTATGGCTGCGATAAATAAAATTTCGGCAAACCTTTAATTTCCGCGATCTCGGAGAGAGTAATGTGAAGGGGTGGCGCAACGTAGTTGCGAACCTCACCACATTCCGAGCGCTATGCGTCGGACCCATCGCCATGCTGCACTCGTTGCAGCCTCTGAGCTTTGGGTAACTATCGCCGTCCCAACCCTCTGCTTGCAAGCTTGGCCCTGAATTGACAGGCATCCGCTGTGGACGCGCAGTGGTGGGCGGGTATCTATCACGCGCTATCGTGGCGCAACCAATCCCATGCGCGTTCTCCTCCGCTTGCATGGTGATCGTGCGCCGGGTTCCCCATCGTGGTTGAGCCCGGCGCTTTTGTTTCTGAGGCAACACCAATGCCCAAACCCTACGGCCGCTCAGCCGATGCCGTGCTCTACCGTCGCCTCTACAAGACTGCGCGATGGCAACGATTGCGCGAGGCTCAGCTTGCCGCCGAGCCATTATGTCGCTTCTGCTTAGCTATCGAGGATGTGACCGAGGCAACGACGTGCGACCACATCAAGCCACATAAGGGCGACGAGGCGTTGTTCTACGATCCTGACAATCTGCAATCACTTTGCGCTCCATGCCACGACAAGCTGAAGGCTCGCATCGAGCAAGGCCAGCAGGCTGTGGTCATAGGCGTTGATGGATATCCAATAGAGGTGGGCTGATGATGCGAGGCACTGGCAAGACCAAGGCCATGGTAATGGCGCTTCCCACCGATGGCGCATGCATCGTGGTTCATAACGCAGCCATGGTCCGGTACGTCGAGCGCATGATCTATGACTTGCGAGGCAGGGACATGATGAAGCGCTGCAAGGTGTTGCGCATTGAGCGCCAAGGCGATGCTGACCGCCTTCAGGGACTGCGCATGCGAACGTTCGTAGACCATGCTTTCTGGTGGTTGGCGAGTGATCGTCACTTGCTGGCGCGTGTCCAACATCTCGTTGATGCCATCAACATGCAGTTCCCCGACATGACGGCGGCTGCGTGACCCTCCGGGGGTGCCTCGAAAGTGGCCGACCGACCACCGCAGGACCGGTGAGGTAACGCAATTCAAGTGCAAACACAGATTTTTGCCTAGCGCGTGCGCAAGCGCGCGTGCGCGAAGGGATTCCGCATGTCTGAGAAGAAAAGCCGCGTCGACAGCGTCGATGAGGCCGTAAGGATTGCCTCGGCGGCTTCTGAGGAGATCCAGTTTCCCGAAAACGTACCGCTCGACGACGGCGACGTTCCATTTTTCAAGAACGTCATTGCCGAATATGCGCGCGCCGACTGGTCGGCGCACCAGCTTGAGATTGCCGCGATGCTGGCCCGCACGATGGCCGACCTTGTGAGGGAGCAAGACCTGCTTCGCACGGAGGGTTCCGTCGCAGTCACCGAAAAAGGGACGCCCGTCGCCAACCCGCGCAAGTCCGTGGTCCAGATGCACGCTTCTTCCATCCTTTCGTTTCGCAGATCGCTGGCGCTGCACGCACGCGCCGTACAAGGCGAGGCGAGGGACGCTGCTAAGCGCCGCGACCAGGCCAAGGAAATCGAGGCGGGCGCAAGCGTGGACGACGAACTCCTAGCCTGATTGAGGTTGTGAATGCTTTCTGAGGCCGTGGTCGGCGCCATCAAGTGCGGCCCGATCCCGGTTCTGCGCGACTGGCGCGGACTACCGACGTCGGAGCTGACGCGCGGCGAGAAAATGTGCCGCTTCGTGGAAGAGTATTTGGTTGTGCCAGAGGGCGCGCTCGTCGGCCAGCCAATCAGGCTGCTGGACTTCCAGGTCGCATTCATCCTTTCCGTTTACGACAACCCGAACGGCACGTCGCGCGCCTATCTCTCGATCGCGCGCAAGAATTCGAAGACAGCGACAATCGCTTGCCTTCTGCTTGGCCACGTCATCGGCCCAGAGGCGTTTCCGAATAGCCGCATTATGTCCGGTGCGCGGTCCCGTGACCAGGCTGCCGAGGTCTTCAACTACGCCAGCAAGATGCTGATGATGTCGCCGCGCCTGAAGGGGCTGTATCGCATCGTTCCATCCGGCAAGATGATTGTCGGCTTGCGTAAGAATGTCGTTTACCGCGCCAGTTCGGCGGAAGCCAAGAGTGCGCACGGTGGTTCGCCACTGGTCGCCATCCTCGACGAGGTTGGCCAGATCAAAGGCCCGCACGACGACTTCGTCGAAGCGATCGTGACGTCGCAGGGCGCTTACGGCGACAAGGCGATGATCTTCGCCATTTCGACGCAGGCAGCGACTGACGGCGACCTTTTCTCGCGGTGGCTGGACGATGCCGAGACATCGAAAGCACCGCGCACGGTTTCGCACCTCTACACTGCGGATCCGGATTGCGATGTGCTGGACGAGGAGGCGTGGAAAGCTGCGAACCCGGCGCTTGGCAAGTTCAAGTCCGTTTCATCGGTTCGCGACGACGCCGAACGCGCATCACGCATGCCGACCGAAGAAGCCAGTTTTCGCTGGCTGCATCTCAACCAAAGGATCGATGCCAATGCTCCGTTTGTGTCGCCGGCTATTTGGCGAGCGTGCAACGCTCGAGTTGTGGACTTTGATGGTCTGCCTGTTTTTGGCGGGCTCGACCTTTCTGAGGTGAGCGACCTGACTGCTCTGGTGCTGATGGCTCCGAAGGAGCAGGGAGGCAAAACGACCTGGCACGTAAAGCCGACGTTCTGGCTGCCCGGCGACGGGATACGCGCGAAAGCCAAGGCCGACCGGGTGCCGTACGATGTCTGGCACAAGGATGGGCATCTCGAAGCCGCTCCCGGCAGAACCGTCGACTACGAGTTTGTTGCGCACTACCTACGCGACCGGTTCGAAGAGATGGACATCCGCAAGATTGCGTTCGACCGATGGAACTTCAGGCATCTGAAACCGTGGCTGCAGAAGGCTGGTTTTACCGACGATCAGCTTGAAGGCGATGATGCTGTTTTCCAGCCTTTTGGGCAGGGGTTCCAGTCGATGTCGCCGGCCCTACGCGAGCTAGAAAGCATCATCCTCAACGGCAGTATGGCCCACGGCGATCATCCGGTGCTTACGATGTGCATGATGAATGCCACCGTCAAGGCGGATCCTGCCGGCAACCGAAAGCTCGTCAAACATAACCGCGAACGCCGCATCGACGGCGCAGTCGCCTTGGCAATGGCAACGGCGATGGCCGGAACCTACGAGGGCGGCGATAGCGGCAACCTCGACGACTTCGTCAACAACATCATCTCTGTCACCTGGTGACGGGCAACCTAGTGGTGAGGCCTGATGGGCTTTTTTGAGAGATGGGTCGGAAGGCCTATCAAGCTCACCGACGGCGAGTTCTGGCGAGGCTTCTTTGGCCTCGGCACCACGTCCGGGGAGACGGTCACGATTGAGAGTGCCCTTTCGCTTGATGCGGTTTGGGCATGCGTCAACCTCGTGCAGAACGCGGCCGGCACACTGCCTTGCATCGTTTATGGCGAGGACGGCGTGACGGTCGACAAGAACGCTCCACTTTACGAGCTTCTGCACGACATGCCGAACATGGACGACACGGCGCCAGAGTTCTGGTCGATGGCAGCGATGTGCTTGCTGCTCGACGGTAATTTCTTTGCGGAAAAGAAGATGAACGGCGAGCGTCTTGTTGCGCTCAATCCTCTTCACCCTCTGAGCGTCGATGTGTGCCGGTCGAAAGACGGTCGCAACACGCGTTACTACGAGGTGACGGAAGACGGCAAAAAGCGCCGCGTCCCAGAAGGCAAGATGTTTCACGTCCGCGGTGTCCGGCTGCCGGGCTGCGATCGTGGCATGTCGCCGATCGCAGTTGTGCGCAATACGGTCGGGAGTGCATTGGCAGGCGAAAAAGTCGCCGGGCGAATGTTCAAGAACGGCTTGCTTTCTTCGCTCATTGTTAGCTCGGATCAGATCCTGAAGCCTGAGCAGCGCAAGCAGATATCCGACACGCTGACGCAGTTCGCCGGTGCCGAGAAGGCTGGCGGGGTAACGGTACTGGAGGCCGGCTTCAAGCCTTATCCAATGTCGATCAACCCCAAGGATGCTCAATTCCTTGAGGCCAGACAGTACAGCGTCGAGCAGATTTGCCGCATCTTCGGTGTGCCGCCAGTTATGATCGGGCATGCAGCCAACGGAACCACGACTTGGGGCAGCGGCATCGAGCAGTTGATCCTCCAATTCACCAAGACCTGCATGCGGCCGATGCTCAAGCGCATCGAAGCGGCAATCTATCGTGACCTGCTGGACGCAAAGACCAGAAAGACCACGAAGGTGAAGTTCAACATGGAAGAACTCTTGCGCGGCGACAGCACGGCGCGAGCAGAATTCCTGTCGAAGATGGTTACGAACGGCATCTACCTCGTCGATGAGGCTCGCTCTTACGAAGACAAGGCGCCAGTGGACGGGGGCGACAAGGCGATCGTGAATGGCACGATGACGCGTCTCGATACACTCGGGAAGACTGAAACTCCGGCGCCAACGCCAGCAGCGCGCGCTGCATAAGGGAAAATCATGAAGTTTGAACACCTGATTTCGGCCTTTTTGGCCGAACCTTGGGCTATTCAGCGCGAAAAACTGGGCGTTTTGGCTGATGTTTTGGTCGCGCGAGCCGAAGGCGAAAAGCTGTTTTCGTCCGAGTTCGCAGCTGCTGTTGACGACGCTCGCGCAAAGGAAATCGCTGAATCCACCGGCAGCGTCGCCGTAATCCCGGTTTATGGGGTCTTGGCCGACAAAATGGATGTATTTTCCGCGATGAGCGGGGGCACCTCCTATGCCGGCATCAAGAAAGCACTGCACAAGGCGCTGTCTAATGCAGACATCAAGGCTGTCGTACTCGATATCGACAGCCCAGGCGGCACAGTGCCAGGCACAGACGAGCTTGCGACCGAAATCCGCAAGCTACGCGGTGGTGAAAAGCCGATCATTGCGCAGGTAAATTCGTTGGCCGCGAGCGCTGCTTACTGGATTGCGGCTTCGACTGACGAAATTGTCGTCACGCCTTCCGGACGAGCCGGTTCGATCGGCGTTTACACAGCTCACGATGACCTTTCCGCCGCTCTTGAGCAGCGCGGCATCAAGCGCACATACATTTCTGCTGGCAAGCACAAGGTCGAAGGCAACGAGGCCGAACCGCTCGGCAAGGAAGCGCTAGCTCATGTCCAGGATGGCGTGAACCGCTCATACAATCGGTTTGTCGCAGCCGTCGCCGAGGGGCGAGGCGTGACCGTCAGCAAAGTCGAAGACAATTATGGCCAAGGCCGCGTGTTCTACGCAGAAGCCCTCATGGACCGCGGCATGGTCGACCGCATTGCGACGCTTGATGAGACTTTGGCCCGCTACGGAGCTGACGTCGAGCCCGCGCCAGTGAGGCGCATCAAGGCCGCCAACACTGCGAAGGCTGATGCAGCGCAGACGCTGGTCGAGAAGATGTCCGCCGGCGAACAAATCACAAAACGCGAGTTCGAAAACGGCATCAGGGGACTGATGGGGTTGTCGGGCTCTGAGGCAGAGCGGGCCGCTCGGCTCTACCTCAAGGATGGTCAGGGGGCTCCTGACGTCGATGCGGATGCTGCTGCTTTGGCAGCCCTCAACCGGCTTATCGCCGAAGCAAAATCACCACTCATTCGATAAAGGGAGCCACTAATGGCTGATAATCAACTTGCCGATAAGATCGGCGAGCTCGGTACTTCGCTTGCGTCCATCAAGGAGCAGGTAGGCAATCTCGCTACCGACTTTACGTCGAAGCTTGCCGCGAACGGAGAAGTTTCCGCTGAACTGAAGGAAAAGACCGACAAGGCACTTTCCGAACTCGGCGACGTTACGACTCGTCTCGGCGACCTTGAAAAGCGCGCCGCTCGCGAAAACGAAATCGGCGAAAATGAGCAGAAGTCGCTTGGTGACCTCGTCATCGACTCTGCCGAGTTCAAGGCTGGCATTCTCACCGGTGCATCTCGCGGCTCAATCCGCGTGAAGGCTGATCGCGCTGCCATTACCTCTGCCAATACCACTGTCGGCGCTGGCCGCTCTCAGGGCACCTCTCTGGTTCCCGGCGCGCGCGTTCCCGGCATCTTTGGCCTGCCTGAGCGCCAGCTGACGATCCGCGACCTCGTTCTGCCTGGTCAGACTGCTTCGAGCTCGATCGAGTACGTCAAGGAAACCGGCTACACGAACAACGCTGCACCAGTCGCTGAAACGACTGCGAAGCCTTATTCGGATCTGACGTTCGACATGACGTCCGCGCCGGTTCGCACCATCGCGCACCTGTTCAAGGCCTCCCGCCAGATCCTGGACGACGCGCCCGCCCTTCGCTCCTACATCGACGGCCGCGCTCGCTACGGTCTGCGCTTCGCCGAAGAAAATCAGCTGCTGAATGGCTCTGGCACCGGCCAGAACATCCACGGTCTTGTTCCGCAGGCCACCGCGTTCAACCCGGCATTTGCCGCCGCTGATGAAACGGGCATCGACCGTCTCCGTCTGGCTGTTCTGCAGGTCGTTCTCGCTGAGTATCCGGCTACCGCGTTCGTTCTGAACCCGATCGACTGGGCGAAGATCGAGCTGACCAAGGACGCCGGCGGCAATTACATCATTGGCAATCCGCAGGGTTCGCTCACTCCGACGCTCTGGAATCTGCCGGTTGTTTCGACGCAGGCAATGGCCGCAGGCGAGTTCCTCACCGGCGCGTTCAGCTTCGCAGCCCAGATCTTCGACCGCATGGAAATCGAGGTTCTGTTGTCCAGCGAGAACGTCGACGACTTCGAGAAGAACATGTTCACGATCCGCGCTGAAGAGCGCCTGGCGTTCGCAGTCTATCGCCCTGAGTCCTTTGTGACTGGCGATGTCGAAGGCGCCTGATTGACCTAAGGGGAGCTTCGGCTCCCCTTCCTTGAAAGGGAGTGAACATGACCGATTTTCTGGAAGTGAAGGCCAAGCGCACTTTTGCTGTTGGCAAAGAACTGAAGACCAAAAAGAGCGATCCGTTCAAGGTCGAGGCTGGCGAGGCGAAGCAGCTTGATGAGCTAGGCCTAGTCGAGATTTTGGGCGAGGCGCAGGCAGCCGTTGACGACGGCGACGCGGATGAAGCCGATGACAAGCCGGTGATCTCCTCTGCTCGCTCGACGAAGAAGAAGGACAAACCCGATGCTGTCAACGAAGGTTCGTAAGCGCAGGGTCGCGTCCTATATCGGCGCCGGTATCGTCAACGGTATCGGCTCGCCGGTGAATTCTGTTCCACCTGCCATCACGGGCACGGCGCAGGTCGGCCAGACGCTGACATCGACCATGGGCACATGGTCCGGCTCGCCGACCTACACACGGCAGTGGTTTGCCGCTGGCGTCGCGATTTCTGGAGCTACTGCGGCCACCTATGTTCCAGTCGCTGGCGATATTGGTAAGGCCATCACGGTCCGCGTCACGGCCACGAACGACAAGGGCAGCGTGCCCGTCGCAAGCGCGCCGACGGCGGCAGTAGTGGCGGCCTGATATGCCGATCGTCGATCTCGAAACCGTAAAGAAGCATCTCCGTGTCTTCCATGAAGATGAAGATACGGAGATCGGCCTCTATCGCGACGCCGCTGAGAGCATCGTTGCGCAGCATCTAGATCGCGAAATCGTAGCTGCCGGTGAAACGCCCACAGCCGCCGACAGCATCGCTGCAACGCCTGCTATCGTCTCAGCGATCCTTCTCGTGACTGGTGACCTCTACGAGGTGCGCGAGCCCGACCCGAAGGCAACTGGCGATGCGGTGCTTCCGCGCGCAGTGCGGATGCTTTTGGCACCGTGGCGTGTCTGGCGAACAGTGGCAGACGACTATGTGGCTCCGATTCCATGAACCGTTCGACTGGCGCCAGCCAGGTTTCACAATCGCCTATCCGCCCGGCCTCTATAACGTCACGCGCAAGTGCGCCGAGGCTGCGATAGCGGCCAAAGCTGCCGAACCCACCAAGGATCGACCGAATGCCAAAACGCAAGAGATCCGGAGCGGGATCGCTGTCGGAGAAGATCGGGTTCGAGGCTGAGGTCGAGGGTGACGATGGGTATGGTGGCGTTGTGGACGGCTTTGCGGAGCAATTCGTGGAGCCTGCCAGACTAGAACCGCGCATCGGTAGTGAGCCTGTCATTGCCAGCCGCCTGCAAGGCATCCAGCCGTTCACCATGAGTGTCCGCAGCAACGAACGCACACGCACCATTACGCCAGCGTGGCGAGCGCGGAATAAGCGGTCTGGTGTGCTCTACGCAATCAAGGCTGCGGTCAACATCGACGAACGCAACCAGTGGATTGAACTACTGGTGGTCGAGGGGGTGGCGTCGTGATCAAGGCAAAGGTTCTGGGCCGCGAGGCGCTAACGAAAAAGCTCAATCAGGTCGCTCCGCTCGCCAACAAATACGCCGCCGAAGCGAAGCTACAGATCGCTACCGAAGCCGCCGACAAAATCTCTGACCGGGCGCCGATAAGTAACAGCGCAACGGCTGGCGACTACGCTGCCTCGATACAGGGCGGCAAGATTTCTGACAGGCCGAGCGCAAAGGCGCTAGTCGGTGCAACGGCCAGCAAAGATCCGGATGCAACGGGCGTCTTCGCGGCGTGGATTTGGCACTTTTTGGAGTTCGGCACACGACCGCATAACGTCGCAAAAGGTGGCGGTACGGTTGCCGGTAAGAAACAGGCGGCCGGCGCAAAGATGCACCCTGGCACGCGGGCGCAACCGCATATTTTTCCGACATGGCGAGCATTTAGGGCAAAAGCGAAGAAGCGCATCAACGACGCCGTCTGGCGAGGGGTGAGGGAGGCCATGAAAAAGTAATGGCTAACCCAGATCTCGAATTGCAGGGCGCCATCGTTGCCAGGCTGAAGGCGCGAGCCGGTCTGACGGCGAAGGTGGCCCAAAGGATTTATGACAGACCGCCGACCAATGCACCGTTTCCATACATCGAATACGGCGAAAGCCAAGTCATCAGGGATGATGTCGACTGTCTGAAGTCGAACCTCATCTATGTGACGATCCACGTTTGGTCGCAATACTCAGGCGGCTTCAAGGAGCTCAAGGAAATCATTCACGAGGTCGTCGAGGCTCTGGATGAGGCGCCCTTAATGCTGCCCTCGCATCGATTGATATCGATCACGCGCACAGACACCCGTCATTTCAAAGACCCGGACGAAGTCACGACCCACGGTGTCGTCGAATTTGTCGCGCGCGTCGAGACACCGGCCTGATTGGCCACCAACCCACAGTTTTTGAGGTTTACAAATGGCCGACGGTCAACAGATTGGTCGTACGCTGCTCATCCAGATTGGTGACGGCGAAACTCCTGAAGTCTTTTCGAATCTGTGCGGTCTCACGACCCGCAGTTTCAATATGTCCGCCAATGAGGTCGACACCACCATCACGGACTGCGTGAACCCGGAGAACACGCCGCAGAAAACAGCAGAGCCGGGTATCAAGAATCGCACGTTCTCTGGTTCCGGTAAATTCGTTAAGAGCGCTTCGAACACCGCGTTCATGACGCACGTCAACGATGCCACCAAGTTCAATGCCAAGGTGATCGTGCCTGGCCTCGGTACTTACACCGGCCCTTGGTTCGTTTCTGAATTCGAGTTCAGCGGCGAAATGGAAGGCAACATGGAATTCACGGCCACGTTCGTCGCCGCTGGCGTTCTGACGTTTGTTGCGGAGGTGTAGTTTGGCTGATGCTGAAAAGCCTTTTCCGTTGGAAGTGAACGGAGCTCGCGGGGAGGTTGGCCTATGGGTCGGCAAGGAACCGCTGGTCATCGTCGCGGAGATGGGTGGACTTGCTGCCGTGTCTACGCGCTTGTCGTGCAAAAGCATGTCCGATTTGTTCCTTCGCCTTTCCGGCGTCGAGCCGGCCGCTACCGTAGCCGCGCTCGATCTGCTTACCGTGCGGGGCGACAAGGTCAAAGCCATCGGCGCACTAAAGCTCAAGCACTTTGGCGCCGTTGCCAAGGCGATCTCAGAGGCTTTGTCCCATCATTTTGACGAGGAAGACGAGGGAAACGGGGAAGCCGCTCAAAAGGCGGCATAGGAGAACCGTTTCCTTGGCGCGACTGGCAAAAGATTGCATTCGGGGGCCTTGGCTGGACGCCGGCAATATTCTGGGCGTCCAGCTTGACCGAGTTCACCCTTGCGGTGAAGGGCAAGGCTGAAGCGAACGGCGCCAAAAAGTCTGTCGCTCCACCATCTGACGAAGAGATGGATGAGCTAATTAAGAGGTATGGCGGTTAGCTAAGCCGGGTTCGGCTTAGCTGAGCAGTCTACCGCGGCGAACGTCGTGTTCTCATGATTCTTTACGCTTTCGCGGTAGACGCTGCATCCGGTAGCCTTTTCGATCGCTTTAGTGTTCCGAACCCAAACCATCGGATCGAGCATCAGAAATGACTGGTCTTTTGGATTGTTCGGTATCGCCTTGTAAGAGCCAGCCTTGTTGCCCATAGGAGAGACGGAAAATTCAATACCGTCGATCTCAACGACTTGTCCGTTTGGATAGTACTGCTCCATTTTGGTGCAGCCCGTAAGGACTGCGATCAATGAAGCCGCAATTGCCACCGCTATTTTCATGGTACCCCCAAAGATATTAGGCTGGCTTCAGCTTAACCGCCGTACCCGTCGCCGCCACAAAGAGTATGCCTCCGGTGCCGCCGGTAGCCAGTTGATTGTAATCCAAGTCGACTGAAATCACGGCGTCGGCACCGACCGCGTGAGCTTCTGACCTGAGGCCATCCAAACACGCGAGACGGGCCTCCTTGAGGGAGGCTTGCGAAGCATTTGCCCGGCCGCCCACGAAGTCCCGCCAGTTGTTGGCCACGTCTTTGAAAATGTTCATGCCGAGGGCAGCTTCGGACGCGACGATCGATATGACGCTCTCAACTTCACGGTTGGGCACATCAATCGAAGTCGTCATGATGATCGATTGCTTTTTGGCATCGCCGTCGCTCTTCGCGACCGCTTCCTCGCAATCAACGCAGTGGCCGTCCTTCCCACCCAGATAATAGTCCGAACCGCATCGTTTGCACTTGGGCATATCCATCCTTTTCGGCTCGCCAACGGCGGGCTTTTTCACGTTAGGACACCGACTTGGCCGGTAACAACAGTGATGATCTGATTATCTCAATCAGCACCGACCTTGCAACCGTAAAGCGTGCGCTAAATCGGCTGGTGTCGGACGTAGGCGCGGCATCCAGTGGCATCGAGAAACGTTTTGCCGCAACTGGAAAGTCGATCAACAATTCGCTCACCACTTCGATGCAGGATCGCATCAACAGCATGGTGGGCATCGGTACGACGGCAGCAAAAGAATGGAACGGGGTTCTCGCTGATCAGCAGAAAGAGCTTGATCGCCTCCGGGCCAAATACAGCCCGTTGTTCGCAACAATTTCGAATTACAAGAACGCGGTCGCCGAGATTCGGCAGGCCCATGCCGCCGGCGCGATTTCTGCCAACGAGATGGCGGCGGCGATTCAGCGGGAGCGACAGGCGGCGCTCGCATCGACCGCAGCCATCAAGGGGCGCAACGCCGCGCTGAAGGCTACGGTCACGACGAGTAGCGGAAACAGCTTCAATACTGCAAACATTGCCGCTCAGTTCCAGGACATCGGCGTGACCGCAGCGATGGGGATGTCTCCCATCCAGATCGCTTTGCAACAGGGCACGCAGCTTTCGGCCGTCCTGCAGCAGATAAAAGATAACGGGCAGGGCGTCGGTCAAGGTCTTGCGGCTGCTTTCGCGTCCGTGATTTCTCCGTTGTCGCTGGTAACGATTGGCGTCATCGCCGCAGGCACAGCGGCATTTCAGTACTTTTCGACAATAATGAGCGAAGGCGATAAGTCCGCCGAAGTGCTCAAAGAGCAGGCTGCGCTGATTGCTGCCGTCGCCGAACGCTGGGGCGATGCTGTTCCTGCTTTGCGTGACTACGCCGATCAGCTCAAGCGTGCGCAGGACAATGCCGACCTCACCAAAGGCGCCGACATTGTAAATACCAACACGCTCGCTGACGTCCGCAAAGAGGTCGAGAGTACACGCGCCACCATTGCCGATCTGGTCTCGCAACTTCAGTCTGCAGGTGAAGAAGCGGACGTTATCAAGAACCTCCAGTCAGCATTCAATGACTTTGCGAAGGCGGCTGAAGAAGGCAAGGCGCAGACCGAAGATGTCGACCGTGTGCAGGCCGCTCTAAGTGCGGCGATAAACAGCACCGGCATTCCTGCACTCGCTGAATTCGCCAAATACTTCTCCACACTGTCGACGGCAGCGCTGACGGCCGCGGATAGCGTTCAAAAGGTCAATGAGGTAACCTCCGTCGCGACCTCCAGGATCAATGATCCGAGAACGTGGCGCGGAGCAGGCCAGCAGAATTCCCAATTCGGAGCTGACGCCACAATCCAAGGAACGCAGTTTCCCCTACCGGATAGCGGCCCCACACCAGATCGCCGGCCATCTGATCTGGACACAGACAAGAACAGGGGTTTTGGTGCGCCGAAGCGGTCAAGGGCTCCACAAAAGACCGCATCTGACCGCTTCGCCGAAGATCTTCAGGCTGTTCGAGATAGAACTGAGGCGCTGCGCCAGGAAATGAACCTTATTGGCTTGTCCAATGAGGCTCAAGTCAAGCGCCGTACAGCGCTAGACCTGGAACAGAAGGCGCTCGCCGACCTGCGCGAAGAGGCTCGCAAGAAGGGCGAAAAAGATCTCGAAAGCATCAAGCTTTCGCCCGACAAGATTGCTGCAATCGAGCAGGAGTCTGCTGCATATGCTCGGCAATCTGAGGCGCTTAGGAAGGCGCAAGAGGAACAGCAGAAGCTGAATGAGTGGAACAACGTCGCGAGAGACGCAACGCGCGGCTTCATCGACGATTTGATCCATGGCGAGAGCGCCGCGGATGCATTTGCTGGCGCGCTAAGCCGCATTGCAGATGCCCTTCTGGACGATGTGCTGAACAGCATCTTTAAGGTCAACAGCGCGGCTGGAGGCAGTGGCGGTCTATTGAGTGGGCTTCTCGGCCTGTTCGGTGGCGGCTCACAGTGGTCTGGCATTCAATCCGGAGCGATTTCTGGCGGCCTCTTCTCGGAAGGCGGGTTCACTGGTCCGGGCGGCAAATACCAGCCTGCCGGCATCGTTCACAAAGGCGAGGTCGTTTGGTCGCAAGCAGACGTGGCGCGCGCTGGCGGAGTAGGGGCAGTTGAAGCACTTCGCAAAGGCTACGCCAACGGCGGCCCGGTCGGGATCTCGGTTCCGAGTGTGCCGAGTTTGCGGTCGATCGGCGGGGCGAGCCAAGCTTCCGTAATCAATTACGCACCAGTTATTGATGCGCGAGGTGCTGACGCTGCGGCCGTTGCGAGAATAGATGCGAGCCTTCAGCGAACACAACGCGACCTGAAGGCAACCATCCTCAGCACCGTTCGCGATGCACCAAGTAAAAACATTAAATTGCGGTGATGGTCGAGAACAACTCTAATGTGATGCGATTCTCACCCATGGAGATGATGATGGACGAACAGCATACAGTTGACGAAAGCGGAGTGAAATTTGAGTCGATAGAGCAGGTTGATGAGAACTGGTATCACCTGACTTTCGATGCGAGAGCTCTGGATGAAAACGCCGATGTCTACGAAACCGCAGAGATTGTGATCCAATTGCGCGGCGAGGACCTTAGCGAGAGATCTCTGACGGAAATCAGCGAAATGGGCCGGGCCCGCGTCAAGGCACTTTTGGCGAAATTCTTGGACCTCTGCTGAGGCCGTGTAGCGCAGGCAAAGCTTAGAAGAAAAGGCCTCCCGATTAGGGAGGCCTCTATACTTACGCAGCTTTCTTCGCAGCCGACGTCTTGTTGATTGACGTAACGGCGAGGTTCGTCAGCTTGTTGTTCGTCGCCTTTTCCTGATCGAGGATTTCGCTCAGGATTTTGTGCGCCTCGTCGTGGCCGAGATCCTTGGCCCATTCGCGCAGCGATCCGTAACGGGCGATTTCATAGTGCTCGACTGCTTGGCATGCAGCCAGAAGGCCAGCATCTAGCGCGGTACCTTCTGCCTCTTTCATGAGACTGTCGGCTTCCTTGATCAAGCCTTCAATCGCGTCACACTTTTCGCCGGAGGCTTTCTTGCCAATGGATTTAAAGACCTGATCGAGTTTTTTGATCTGGTCCTTTGTCTCCGCGAGATGATCCTCTGCGGCCTTTCTCAATTCGGCGCTTTGGGCTGCCTTAGCTACCTTCGGCAGCGCCTTCGTAATGGCGTTCTCTGCGTAGTACACGTCCTGCAGCGTGTGCTCGAAAATGTCTGCAAGCGATTTCATGGGATTTCCTCCGGTTGTTGATTGCGCCGGGGGAAATGCGCGGTTGCGAGCTTTGTTCCTTTGCGGCCACTCAACGGCGGAGACACAATGACAATCACATACCCGCTCCCAACTTCGTTTTTCGATGAGTTCCCAGGATGGTCGACGGAGTTCAATCTGCTTTGGCGGCAGGAGCAATCCCGCACGGCAGGCGGCCAGACAGTTGTAAAGGACATGGGCTCGCCGCTATGGCAGATGACGGCGCAATCGCGCTCGATGAAGCCGAACGAGCTGGATTACTGGCGTGCTCGCCTGACCAGCTTGGAAAACGGGCTCAAGACATTTCGCGCATTCCCGAAGTCTCGCTGTTTCCCTGTGGCATATCCGAACGGCAGTTGGCCAACCGGCGGCGCATTCGCCGGGGTAGGGCAGGTGGCCACGATTGCGAGCAACCGCAAGGCTATCTCGCTCTCCGGCCTTCCTGCTGGCTACAAGGTTTCGGTCGGCGATTACCTCCAGATAGGCGACAAAGACCTTCATGTGGTTATGGAGCCTGTGACGGCCAGTGGCAGCGGCGTGACAACGCAGTTTGAGGTTCGCCCGCATCTATGGCCGGGCGTAGTGGCGCCGGTTGCTGCTACGCTGGTGAAACCTTCCTGCATCATGGCGATCGTGCCTGGCTCCATCTCGACGACCGCCGACATGGCAACGGGTCGCGGCACGGTTACGTTTCAGGCGATTGAAGCGCGCTAAGGCGCGCACCATCCGAACAGGAAATCAATGAGAAACATCTCAGCAGAAAACCTTGCTGCGCTTGAGGCGCGGCAGCTGGTGGCGCGCGACTTCCTCTGGTTTGTTGCGCGCGATCGGGCGACTGGTGCGCCGGTCACCGATGGCATGTGGTCGGACGTCGGCAACGTGTCTGCGGCCATTGTGCACCCGGACACAGGCTTGCCTGTCACGCGCGACTGGTACGGCTCTGGCACCTTAGTGCAGATCGATGACATTCCGCTCGTCGCCAATCTGTCGGTCCAGAACGTCAACATACGTCTTTCTCAGGTGAGTGAGCACGTGCAGACGCTGGTGCGGCAATACGATTGCCGTCAGGCGCGCGTCGAGATTTACCGAGGCCTGTTCGACCCGGACAGCCGCCAGATGGTGGCGCCTGCCGAATGCCGCTTCGTGGGGTTTGTCGACACCATCACGATCAACACCCCTTCTGAAAACGAAGAGGGTAGTGTCACGATGGTTTGCGCCAGCCACACTCAGGAAATGACGCGCTCCAACCCGTCGACGCGCAGTCACGCGACGCAGGTGCTCCGACAGGCCGGTGACGCATTCTTCACCGATGCCGACACCTCGTCCGAGTGGGAGTTCTTCTGGGGCTCTGAGAAGGGCAAGGTCGCGACGCAGCCAAAGCGCAAGAAGTTTCTCGGGATATTCTGATGGATGTTCGCTGCGCGACTGCCGAAGACCGCGACCGTGTGGTGGTGCTCCTGCGTGAAAGCCATGAGGCCGCCGGCTTCACCTTTCCGTTTCAGGCAGCATATGCTGATCGTCTGTTTCAGCAGCATCTGGCGTCGGACAAGGCCTGCGTTCTCGTAACAGGCGATCCCGCGCAAGGCGTGCTTATGGCGGTTGCTTACGAACACCCCTTCGGCGCTGGCAGGATTGCCAAGGAAACGGTCTGGTACGTCACGCCAGAAGCGAGAGGCAGAGGCGCCATCAAGATGCTTGATGCCTACGAGGCTTGGGCGCGGTCGGTCGGCTGTGTCTCTGCCGGCATGGCTTCGCTGGCAACCAATGACGTCTCCAGCCTCTACGAGCGGCGCGGCTACAGCGCTGTCGAAACACACTTCATGAAGCCGCTCTAGCGGCTGACGCGCGCGTATAGCGCAGCGTATCCCAAGGAAAATCGATGGCTATTTTTTCTGGTATCGCAGCCGCGATATCCGGCGTGGTATCGGCTGTCTCCGGTTTCATTGGCGGCCTTGGTATTGTCGGCTCTTTTCTGCTGAAGACCGCCGTTGGCGTCGGCCTTAGCCTCCTTGCCCAATCGCTTGCCGGCAAGCCAAAAGACCCGACCTTTTCCATCAACGGCACTCTACAGGGCGGCGGCGATATCTCGCGCTCCTTCATTCTGGGCCGCACCGCGACAGCCGGTTCACTCGTGTTCGTCAACACATGGGGGCAGGACGGTGACACGCCGAACGCCTACCTGACGCAGGTCATTGCGCTGTCAGATCTGCCGGTGCGCGGACTTGCTGAAGTCTGGGTGAATGGCGAGCGCGCGACGCTTGGCGGGCTTACGGATCGTGGATATGCCGTCAACGAGTATCCCGACAGCCTCTGGGTCAAGTTCTACGACGGCACGCAGACGACGGCTGACAGCTTCCTATTCACGTCCGTTTCGAACGGCAACAGGTGGTGGAACCCGGATCGCATCGGACGTGGCGTTGCTTATGCTATCGTCACGGCTCGCGTCTCGAAGAACATGTTTTCGGGCGTGCCGTCCTTCAAGTTCGTGCTCGAAGGGCTGCGCCTCTACGACATCTCGCGCGACAGCACTCAAGGCGGCGTTGGTCCGCAGCGTTTTGCCGATCCGGCGACGTGGGGCGGAGATGGCGACTTCCTGCCGGCAGTGCAGATCTACAATCTGCTGCGCGGCATCACTTATAACGGCCAGTGGTTCTATGGCCTGCAGAACTTGTCCTCTTCCCGCCTGCCTGCCGCAGCGTGGATCGCCCAGATCGAGAAGCATCGCGCTGGTACGCTGGAATCGACGGGCTGGGTGAACACCTATCGAAGCGGCGGCGAAATTCAGGTTGATGCACCTCTAACCTCGGCTGTCGAAGCATTGCTGACGGCTTGCCAGGGCAGGATCTCGGAAGTCGGAGGCGTCTATTATCTGCACTCCGGTGCACCTGACGCCCCGGTCATCGCCTTCACCGACGACGATATTCTGTCGACGGAAGAGCAGGAGTTCACTCCGTTCCTTGGGCTGGCGGACACCATCAACGGGGTTTCGGCAAACTATCCTTCGCCGACAGATGGCTGGGTCGCCAAGACTGCGCCGCCGCTCTATCGGACGGACCTTGAAGCGATCGACGGCAACCGCCGCCTGATGGCTGACGTCGATCTGAACTTCGTTCCGTATCCGGAGCAGGTTCAGCGCTTGATGAAATCGGCGCTGGAGGAGGCTCGACGCTTCCGCAGGCATACGATTGTCCTGCCGCCAAGGTTCTGGGCCTACGCGACGCCGGGAACGGTGTTTTCGTGGACGTCAGAGCGCAACGGCTACATCGCAAAGCTGATGCGGATCGACGGCGTTGCCGATCGCGCCAACCTCGACGTGATGATAGACATCACTGAGGTTGACCCGTCCGATTACGACTGGAGCAGCGATACCGAGTTCAAGCCGCCTGTCGACGGTCAGCTTGGCGTCATTCGTCCGACACCACAGCCTATTGTGGACTGGTTTGTCGAGCCGTGGATACTGACTGACAGTTTCGGAGAATCCAGACGTCCTGCGATCCGTATCACCTGGGACAACACAGACGGACGCCTCGATGACGTTATCGCTGTCGAGTACGAGGTGCGGCTGCAATCGAGCCTTGAAAAGGTAAGCGAGGGAAGAACCGACCAGCCGCAAGCGGGTTCGCTGATCGCCTCACACGGCCTTCTGCCGAACGAGACCTATGGTGTCCGTGGTCGCTACATTCCTGGTGGAGACAGACCGACCACTTGGTCTGGCTACATGCTCGTCACGACGCCCAATGTCCGGCTCGGTGCAAAAGACATCGATGTCGTTGTCGATCTGACGACGATCGGAACGGCAGTGCGTCAGCGTTTCGCTGAATTGCAGCAGGAGATGGACGACTTCAATCGCCGATATGAAGAAGGCCTGTCGGCATTCTCGCTCGTCGGCGCCGTAGGGCAGGTCGATCGCGAGGAGATCCGAGCCGAGTTAGGTACCGCTCGAGCGGAAATCACGGATGAACGCCGAGTACGCGTCACCGAAAACGAAGCCATGGCGCAACGCGTCGGTTTGGTCTCGGCGTCCGTAGACGACGCCAACGCCAAAATCATCACGGAAGAGACGGCCCGCGTCAGCGCAGACGAGGCGCTGTCGGAAAGCCTGCTCGGTGTTTCAGCTGAACTCGGCGACCGTTTCGCGCAGGGTCTTGTGAAGTTTCAGGCTGTGGCCGCTCCATCCGGCGTCGATGCCCGCTTCTCCGTTCTCCTGAGGGGCGGGGTCGGGCAGACCTACAAGGATACCGGCTTCTTCCTGGAGCTTTACACCTCGGGCGGTGTCCAGCGATCCCGTATGGCGATCAAGGTTGACCAGTTCTCGGTATCTGATGGCGCGACGGCATATGCGGTCTTTGCCATTGAGGGCGGCGTGGTGAAAATCATCAACGCGCTTATCGATATGGCGCAGATCAACAATCTGATTGTCGGCACGTCAAATATCGAACCGGGCGCAATTACTGCAACGGCCGTAGTGAACGGGGAAAGCTTTACGGTGACCCATGGTGCCGGCGCTCCAAACGTGCTGCTTCTCTGGAAAACAAACGGAACTATGAGCACGACAGTCAATCCACCAGATTTGGCGACAGCTACCATGAGGCTCCTGGAGAGCGGGAATGTCATTGATGTTGCACACAGCTCGTCAGTCCAGAGCGGCGCCACGGCTTACGTAAACTCCAGCGTCAATTTTCGACCTCCTTCTGGCAGAACGCAAACGACATTCACCATGGACAGCATCGCTGGTCCGTCCGGGGCGCTCACGAGTGGGAGCCGAATTTCCCAGATCACGGCGCTGGTCTTCAAGCGCTAATCCAAAACAGGTGAAAACAAGAAATGACAGCACCTTATACGGCTGGCACCATTGATCTGGTGTCAGGTAGCGCCACTGTGGTTGGAACCGATACGGCTTGGGAAATCAGCCTGATCATCGGCGGAACGATTTATGTTCAGTTTGACGGCGGCAATCCTCTGCCGATTGCCGCCGTCAACGGCGACACGGAAATAACGGCTGCCTTAAACTGGACTGGCCCGACCGGAACGTATTCCTACGCCATCGTGCGGGATACGGCGTACGGCCAACAGACCGTCACCAATGCGCAGGCGCTGGCGACCTATATCCAGCGCCTCAACAATCCAGCGCTGGCAGCGGCGGCCGGCGTGACGCCAAGTGCAGACACTCTCCTGCTTTTCACCGGGCCAAACACTGCGACGGTGATTGATCTGGAAGATCTCGCGGGAGATGTTGTGGGGCCTTCCATTGCCGTCAATAACGCGATCGCGACATTCAACGGCACGACCGGGAAGCTAATCAAAGCGAGCACGCCTGCTGAGGCGGGTGTTCCTATTGCCGGATACATATCTCCTGGTTTCAATTTGACCAACAGCTTTAGCGATCCATCCAATTCTCTGGCTTTTCCGGTCGGGGTTGTGGCTAGTGATAATGCAAGCCCCATATTGATGAACCACGCGCCAGCGACCCTCCGATCGCTTAACAACGTCTACGGGTCGGGTAATGGTGGCAGATTTGACGCTGCTATCAGCGATGGATGGTGGCACTGCTTTGTAATCAGTAACGGAACGGTTGTTGGTTCTGGCTATTCAAAGTCGCTAGACCCAACGACCCAGCCCAACTATCCGACCGGGTTTACGCACTACAGGAGGGTTGCGTCTTGGCTGAGAAGGTCGGGGGCTTTTTACCCGATTCTCCAGAATGAAGACGACTTCGTTTTTGTAACTGCGATATTGGAGAGGCAGAGCCAAGCCCAGCAGACGGACACACTCCTTACGATCAATTGCCCGCTCGGTATCGTTACCAAGCCAAAGCTGAATTCGTACCAGTCGCAGAATGCAGCAGGCAACGTCCAGACGCAGATATCAACGCCGGGGGCGGATTTGATTCCGTTCGTTTACACATCCATCGCTGGTGAGCGTGATGGCACATTCATCAATGGTGAGATCACGACCGACACATCGTCCCGCATTCGATATGCTTCCATGCTCTATTCCGGAACGCTGACTAACAATTCGCTCAGTCTTTATGGCTGGATTGATTCACGAGGGAGGGCGTAATGCTCTACGTTCAGCGAGACGCTGATGGGAACGTCGTTGGCATTTATTCGAACTTCCAAGAAGGAATAGCCGAAGAAGAACTATCGGAAGACAATCCGGAGGTTATCGCGTTCCTTAACCTGGTCACCATCACCGACTACGAAAACGCCATCCAGAACCTTGTCGACAGCACCGCGCGCGAAAAGCAGTTTCGAGACGGCGTAACGCTGGCTTCGTACACGGCGTCAACAAAGCCGAAATGGGCTGCAGAGGCTCAGGCCTTCGTCGCATGGCGCGATAACGTCTGGTTCTACGCATACGGCGAACTGGCCAAGGTGCAGGCTGGTCAGCGCCAGCAGCCTACCGTCGAGCAGTTCCTTGACGAGATTGCCCCCATCGCTTGGCCGCTGACATCTTGAAAAGCGATCGTCGCTATAGGTAATATGTCGGCTATCCAACTCTATCAGCGGCATAAAGATGAACTCGGGTCATTTGGCGCTCTTGTATCTCGGCATCGCCGTTTTGGCCGTTGGCTGCGCTACATTTGTGGGCGGCCTGAGCTATCTCTTTTGGCTTATTTTTAGTGAGCCGGACATCATAAGAAATGAGTTCGGGGCGCGTGTCTTGATGCGCGTCTACGAAAACCTTCCGATTGGCCCGTAGCGTAACCGGCACTTCATGGCGGGACGCTAAATGAGGCTCGCACGGGAACCGGGGGGGATTGAGTGCGAGCCTCGGTGCTGTGTGCAAATCACTACACGGCGGCAGAGAATGCATAACCTCTGAAATAGTTCCATGAGGTGGAGGCCCGTCGCTCCTCCCAAGCGCCAGACCTCCACACCGTGGAGATTGGGATGGCCACGGCGGCGCGAGTGTGGTCCTGTTGATTGAGAAGCGCTACCAGAATCTTTGAAGAGGCCCGCCACTCCGCCAAGCAGCGGACCCCTACGCCGCGGCCTGTTTCAGGGGACGCGCGACGGCGCCGCTTTTAAAGCCGCAAGCGCGGGTTCACAACTTACAAATTGTCCACCTTTTCCGGGCCGCCAAAAAATAGAGGCCCGCAGGGCCGGGGGGGCAGCTGCGAGCCTCTGTCAGGTCGCTGGGCGGAGCGACCACGCGCAAGGTGGCTTTTGGCGCGTGAACGCCAGATGAACAAAGCGCCCGGTCAGTGGGCGAGAAACGACCCCTAAGAATCAGGAATCCAAAATGCCAATCACCAAAATCTCCACCCAGGGGAGGGCTTTCGTGCGCCTGCACGAGGGCAATCCGCTAACCGCGTATCTCGACCCCGTCGGTATTCCGACGATCGGTACGGGCTTCACCATGCGCAGCGATTCCGTGCGCCGCGAACTGGCCAGGATCGGCATCACCAAGCTCGTGCCGGGCAAGACCAAGATCACCGTCGCGCAGAGCGATGCCATCCTGGATGCCGTGCTTGCCGCTGAATACGTGCCCGCCGTCGTTGCCGGCTCTCCCGCCAACCGCAAGCAGCACGAGGTTGACGCAGCGGCTTCTGTCACGTTCAATCTCGGCGTCGGCGCCATGAACTGGACGTGGGCCGAGTTCTGGCGCAAAGGCCAGATCAAGAAGGCCGCCGCTCATCTCGCCAGCAACTACAATACCGCGAAAGGCAAGAAGCTGCCTGGCCTCGTGCGCCGCCGCAAGGAAGAAGCCCTGCTCTTCGAGAAGGGCATCTACACCGGCGTAGCCAGCGCAACGAAAGAAGCTACCGCCGAGCCGCCCGCACAGCCGGATCCGGTTGTGAAGGAGGCTCAGGAGCTGCTGACTGCGGCGGGCCTCAATCCCGGTGCCATCGACGGCTGGATGGGTGAGAAGACCAAGGCCGCTGTCATTGCATATCAGAGGGCGCACCCGCATCTCGTAGCAGACGGCATTATCGGTCCCGCCACGATTGCGCAGCTTCGGCGCGACGCCTCGGCGGCGAGGGAAGCCGTGACTAAGGGTGTTGGCTCAGCTGCGAGCTCAGGCCTGCTCGCTTTCGTGGCGGGCCTTCCTTGGGCGTGGATTGTTGCCGGTGTCGCTGTGGCTGCTGTTGCCTATGTCGCGTACCGCAATCGCGATGTGATCGCCCGCCGGTGGAATAGCTGGCGCGGCAAGGAGGTGAAGGTTTGATCCTCTTGTGGGCGAAACTCAAAGGCTACCTAGCCGCAATCGGTACGGCGCTCGCGATCCTCGCGGGCGTCTTTTTGTATGGCCAGAGGGCAGGGCGCTCCGCGGCAAAAGATGAACAGGCCGCAGCGAATGCCAAGGCCATCAAGAAGGCCGGGGATGTTGAAAATGAAATCAGGAATCTGGATGACGCTGGCGTTGATGACGCTCTTGGCAAGTGGATGCGCGACAAGCGGTAGCTACTGCGATATCGCACGGCCGGTGCGTCCTTCCGTCGATGACCAGATGACGCTAGAAACCAAGAGGCAAATCCTCACTGAAAATGAGAAGCTGCAGAAGCTGTGTGGGGTAAAGCCATGACCGGCGCGGAGATTATGGCGGTTGCAGGCTTCTTCGTGATGCTATTCGGCTTCTTCTTTGGCCTGTGGAAGTACGTCGACGCGAAGATCAGCGCGGCAAAGACAGAGGCATCCGCAGCTGCGTCGGCGGCGTCTGCCATGGCATCGTTGGCAAGGGAAGAACTCGCTGCGCACCGGCTGCATGTGGCTGAAACCTACATCACAAAAGCTGGCATGCGCGAACAGACAGAGCAGATCATGGGCGCTATCGGCGCCGTGAAGGATGCCGTCGATAAGATGACTTTGCGCGTCGACCGCATCGTGGAAAATCAATCAAAGCCGCGGACGACGCGAGCTTCCTGAGTTAACCCGCTTGCCGAGAGGTAGGCGGGTTATTTGTTGCGACAAAATAAGAAAAGATGCCGGCGTGGAGACCTAGCCTGCTCGATTTTTCGTTTGTGCGATGTTCAAAGCCGATTTTCGTTTTCTTTCGCTCTGAACGCGACTGATACAGCGCTGAATAACTGAATGGAGACTGAAATTGTCATCGAATAAAAGGCGGCGATTACAACTATGATCAGAGGGGAGTTAAAGGCCTTGTACGAAACTCTCCCGCAGTCGCGGCATGTTACATCGGAAAATAATAAGAATGTGTAATATAGGTAAATAAAGGCAAGGGATGTAGGAATTATTGCAACGTTGTACTTGGTTAATCTTGCTGGAAGCTCCGCCTTGTGTGTACTAATTCTCCACGCGATTAGCACTACCAGAGCTGTGGTGACCAGGAGAAGGATAACGTTGGCGACCAAAAAAAACGCGCCGCTGCCGCGCTCAACAGATTCAAGTGCTTCATACCGATTGCGCAGCGGAGGGAAGCTATTGGAAATAGCGCCTATCGGCTCAACCATATTAAGGGCCCAAGTCGATATGTCGGTAAAGTAGATAGGGACCAATATGGATAGGGACGCGATGTTAAAGTATTTCTCCAATACAAAAACATTCTCGTCAAAGTAATTTGATTTTCCTTTAGTTATTATGTGGCTAAACCACTCTCTCATGTGATGGCTTTCTTTCTCTGGATGAGGTTAACCCGATTCAGTGTTTCGCGATTTGGTGCCCCAATGAAGGAAAAGACGAGAACTATCAGTATCCGTCCCCCTTATCTCCCAAGACGCGACATCGCGATTTTAACTTATGTTTGATTGCCAGAGGCGCGTTGTCCTGCACTCATTGATGTGAAAAATATGCTCTGCGATGAGTTGGCCAGCCTTTTCATATGAACAATGGGCTTGCCACTCCCACCCCAGCGGTATGCCGTAAAAGTAGTCAACAACCGACTCGGGCTGGGCGCAAATGACAAACTGTAGCCCGTCATCACCCGAAGGTCGGGAGTTGGTTACCCGTTCGAAATATGCGCGTTCCGTTGCCGCGAGGACCTGCGTATCATCAATGCGGCTTATGCAGCCATAGGCCATTACTGCCCCGGTCGACACCACGGCGGCCACATAAATGGCGAAGCCCACAACGATATTCCGGATCCATCTGGCGACAAATACCATTTTCGACTCCTGTAATATCTTAGGCGCATTGCGACCGGGAGCAGGTAAGCGGCGTTCACCCGTTCAGCGCTTTTTAGGCATGAAGTGCGCCTCGATCACTTTAAAATCGCTTCTGCCCTTGGCTACTTCGCGGTCAAAGCACTTCGCATAAAGCCCAGTGCCCTTCTTGTCATCGCAGCGCCGCCTGGCACTATCTGAAATCATCTTTTCAACATCAAGCGGCGGCGACTTCACCAGCGGCCCTTGTTGGCAAGCGGTAAGCGCAAAGGCTGAAATAGCGAGAAAAAAGTACTTCATAAAATCCCCATCAGCGCTTGCGGGTGTTTTCGACATGACGGTTGTTAGTAATATTCGATCCGCGTCTCGTTCAGTACGACGCGCAGCACCCGATAGACGTACAGGAAGCTTGCAAGACCAAGCGTGATGACGATCAAAACGCCCCAGACGATAACGTGGCCGATTGAGTGCCCAATATTGAAGGTGCAGTTCAGGCGCCCGATCGTCTTGCCGGAGGCGTCAAGAATTTCCGTTTTGTTGAGAACAGCCTTATTCAGGTAGTAGGGGAACACCAGCAGCGCCAAACCCAGTGTGACGACGGTAAGGATGACCCACAGCACTACGGTTCCGATCGCTTCGATCGTGCTGAAAGAGCACTTCAGCCGCGCGATGCGGGTGTGCGTTATTGCCGTCATATCGTTCATTTCGTGATTCCTTTTGCTTGATGCTGTTTTTTTGATCGGCAGCAGATTTTACCAGCCGCCAGGCCGCGACATCGCACTTCGATGGCCACACAGGCTGCCATCGGCCGCTCGGTCGTAGTAGGAGTAACAATTGCCGGGGTAGTTTCTTGTCGGGTAGCCGCCCCCGCAATTGTTGTTCGCACACACGGCGACTGCGGTCCCGACCAGAGCGACAGCAACCAAAGCTGCAGCCGCAGCATCCTGGTTCCTCACCATCTCCGGACATTGATAGAACTCTACGCCCCGCCGGCTGAGTTCTTTGGCAAGGTCCTGCTGGAATGCTGGATCTTGGCTCTGCAAGTATGTGCGACAGAGCGTTGGCTTATCGATCGACTTCGGATTAGCATTAAATGCTTCACGCGAAGTGGTGCATGCGCTCAAGGCGCACGAAATGAGCAGGGTGCCGAGCACCCTCAAATAAACAATTGTCAAAAAAGCCCCCAATAACGTCCCCGTGATTACAGAAACACGCAGAGAGATTGGAGTCGAGTCTACTCAACTAGAATTTTTATTAGGGAAGATAATAGTGCCAATGCGTATAGCACCACCCATCTCAAACCAGTGGGCATGGTAATTCAAAAAAAGCAGCGCCCGACCGTCTCAAACGTTATTCGGGATATACAAACCTCACCGTAAAATTGAGGACTCGACAGCTGCAGCGCCATCTGGTTTCCATGCGCCGTGGCGAGGGGGCGCAAAAATGAGCGAAACCGATCAATTCATTCTGATTGTGCTAACTTTTGCGGTTGGCGGGGCGTATGGCGCGTACAAATCTGGATCTGATTGGTGGCGCGGCAGTACCGCCATGGTTGGGTCATATCTTTTGACCGCACTCGCGATAATGGGGCTTGGACGGAATGGTATAGTCTTTTCGCTAGTCTTGAATGTCGCGATTTTCGCGATCTGCGGGATGGCATTCAAGATGAATGCGCGACAGATGATGACGACGTTTCTCGTCGGGACACTCCTCATGATCATCGGAGCGATATTAGGTGCTTTATTTGGTGCGTTTGGGATCGCGACATCCCGGCTCAGTGGTGGGTGACCCAGTCTCCACCGCCCGCAAAACCGCCGGCGCACCCTCCGCTCTGAACGTCTTGAGTTCACCATCACCGTGACGGCTCCTTAAACGGATAATGCTCCCAGCAATGCCACGATGACTTTTCGGCCTTCGATCGGGAATACCCGAAGCCTCCCCATTTACGGCAGCCGGGATGCTCGCACCAGTGGTTCTCATGGATGCCATCGCCGGCCTTGTCGGACTGGTCGCTCATGTGTGGGCCTCCCCGATAATCTCCACTGGTCCCCGCGACGTTTCAATCAGCGGCCAGCGAACCTTCCTCTTCCACTCGATCAAAGCATCGTCGGGTGATGTGCAAAACACCCACTCTATGAACGCGTCGGAAATCTTGGGGTGGTCGTAGAGAAGGGCAGCAACGCTTTTTCGTTCGCTGAACAACATCTCCATCTTCGCACCGGTCGGTATATCGTCGTCATCGGCCCAGAGCTCCATGGCGACATATCCGGAATAAGCGGTGAGGTCAGATTCCCGATCCACTTCCGCTAGCAGGCGCGGATCTATGTCCTCGTGAATGGCTTTCTGCACCCCGAAGAAGTCACCATCTTCCAGTAGCCCCTTGGGGTAGACACCGTGTTTTTCCAGAATGTAAGGACGGATATGCATATTCGTCTCCTATCCGAATAGATCGGCCGTCTTGGTCTCATCTTCGACGGGCAGCAGCACAAGCCCGTCATCGGGCAACGGACGCTGAAGCGCTTTCGCTTCCTCCCATGGCGCCGTAAGCCACATCTCCACCTCATCCTTACTTGTCAGAATGACCGGCATCGCCTTTGGATGGATCGGCTTCACAATGCCGTTCGGCTCCGTCGTCAGGAACGCAAAAAGCTGGTGGTCACCATCACGCGGGTTTTTCATCGATCCGCGAACGCCGTGCCAGTCCGTCCAGATACCGGCGAAGAAGGCGAGGGGCGTTTCCTCGTTTAGCGCAAACCAGCGCTTGGTCTTCCTCGGCTTTGTGTCTTCCCACTCGCAAAATGTCGTCCACGGCACGACGCAGCGGTTCTCTACCCGAAGCCACCGCCGCCAATGCGGTGAGGTGACATTGCGGATGTTGGTCACGCCAGTATCAGGCTTGCCTTGCGTGACGAACTGAGGCGACGGCATTCCCCACGTCAGCCCGACCAGCTCCCGACCGGTCTCACCATTGCGAACCACTGGCGCTGGCCGATCTGGATAGACTTCCACATCCGGCTCCAGGTTAAGACGCTCTTGCATGATGCCCGCAATGTCGCGGATCGATTCCTGATTGGTCTTCACGCGGTACAGATTACACATGCTCACCTCGGCAATTTTGCAATCGTGATAAAGGATCCGCCCTTTTCGCCGCACTTCCGGCATTTCAGGCGTGGCTGCAATTCTTTGAGGGTCGTGTTACCGCCGACCATCTTCAATAGCTTCCAGCGTGGTAACTCCGTCACATGCTTGCACGATCCACACCCGGCCACAACGACTTCCCAGGAGCGTAGATCGAACACCCGCGCGCCGGAGGTTTCTTCTTTCGCCGCTTTTGATGTTCGTTCCTCGAAGGTCCAGTAATAGCTCAACCTGCATCGCGGGCCGAAATCTTCCTTCGATTTTGGACATCCAATAAGCCTCTGCGCAATCATTCGAAGCGGGCTTGGAGCTGGTGCCGCAATAAATTCCACCTTCACCGCGTTGCCATCGAACGACCGAAGAAGCTCGCAATCCTCGCAGATGACCCATATTCTTTCCCGTTCGAGTTCCGTGTACTCGTATCCGTTATCGTTTGCTGTCATCCCGGGTTTCATTCGGTAGCCAGCCTCGTGTAAATCCCTTGCCCATTGCGGCAGTCGCCAATGCGAGCTGCAACCGCAGATGTTGGATGTCTTCCATCAGCGTTTCGATGGCCGCCCGGCTATCTCCGTCGTGCCAGGCGATGATGTGGTCGACCGGATCGGCTTGTGGTTCTCTAGGGTTTGGGCGCACGTTCTCGTTCTCCTGTCTCAGAGCCAAAAATCTTTCCCTGTCTTTGAAAGGCGCGCGCCCCCGCGCCAGGAACTTAGTCTGGCATCAAGTCGGCAATCTGCCCGTGCGCCACCAGAAGACGCGGGTTTGCCATACTGCCGCTTTCCTCGTCTACGGTAACAGCATAGGCAGCAACGCCGACGTGACGCGACGCCATGGCGCTCGCCATCTTCTCTGCGGATGCTTGATTGGAAGCCTGCCGCATTTCACCCGGAACAACACCGCCACGGCTGTTTTTGAACTGCACGACAATGATTTTCTCAGCGTCTGCCATCTTACTTACTCCAAGTTTGTTCTACAAATGTTCTCATTATTGGGGAGAGTCAAGCGGAGTCTTCAAATCTTGACAAATTTGTAAAAATAGTTTAGCTTGATTATCGGCCTAACCAGCCGCTCGGCAACCAACCGGGACCACCACATTGGCGCAAGACGCCAGAAAGAGGGGATATCATGCTCAGACGATTCCTGCGGCGTATTGTATCGCCACGCGCATTCCTCGTTGCTTTATTTCTTGTTGTCGCCGCGACCTCTGCGGCCGCCTACGCGCTCCTTCCTCCACCAGCATTGCCAGCCACCGAAACGGCTACCGTTAAGATCCAGCTCGAAAACGGCCACGGCTCCGGCGTTCATATCGGCGATGGTTTCATCGTCACTGCTGCGCACGTCGTCGGCGATGCTAAGGACGTCCAGGTAAAAGCCAAGGGCGGCGAGTTCCGCAAGGCGGATGTGCTTTGGGTCAATAAGGCCAATGACATTGCACTGCTGCGCACGTCGTCGGTGGGCCTTGGATCTGCAAAGCTTGCCTGCCGCGCTGTGAAGGCTGGCGACCCTATCGTCGCTTACGGCAATCCCCTGAAAATCGAATTCGTTGCGGCCTACGGCAAGATTGCCGGCGATCCTCGCGAAACAGGCCCCTGGAAGTCCGTCTACGTAACCGACATCACGACTGTGATGGGCCAGAGCGGCGGTCCAGTCTACGCGGACAACGGCGACCTGATCGGCATAACTGTCGGCGTGATGGCTGCGCCGATTGGCTTCTCTGGCTCGCTTGTCGGGTATGGCTTTGTTGTGCCTTCGACAGCGGTCTGCGAGTTGCTGGGGAGGGTGGGGTGATGAGCTTTCTAGGGCTTCGAATACACAAAGGCTCGCCGGACAATCCAACCAAGATCCGAGCCTACACTGGCACGCTCCTTTCGAAGGGGAGTAGTACAGAAGGTCGGAACGATTACGCCGACCACGAGATAGCTCGTTGGTACGGTGTTTCTTTCAAGCTCAAATGGTTCATCGGATTCTGGGTATTTGGGAAAACTGCTTATCCCAGTGAACACGGACCCATCCCTCACCGCTAAAACCAAGGCCGCCCACCAAGCGGCCTTAACCACCACATCGAGGAGACTGCATGCCTCTACCCATCGAAGAACTACGTCGAAGAGCCGACGCCTATCGAGAGCACGGCACGCTGATCAAAGCAGCCGCAGCACTTGGTATCGGCAAGTCGGCGCTTGCTGAAAGCCTCAAACGGGCAGCTGAGGCTGGCCTGCTTGGCACAGATCCTGTCCTCCCAGGATTCCGCATCAACCGCATCAGCAACACGCCGAGCGGCACCTTCATTCAGCAGGTTCCGGAGCGCGGCGATCGGTTTCAAGTCCCGACCGGGCACGTCGTCAAAGGCGTGTCTGCTCTCGTCGATGGCGAGGGGCGCGTTATCCAGCAGTGGCAGAAGACTGCGGTGGAAGCGGAAGGCCAGCTTGCGGCTTTTCGCGCAATGGTCGAAAGCCTCAAAGAAGACCTGCCGCGCATCACCATCATGCCGGCGCCGCAACACGTTGAGGAAGATCTGCTAAACCAGTTCGTTGTGACCGACAGCCATTTCGGAATGCTCGCTCACCGCGAGGAGACGGGCGCTGACTATGATCTCCGACTTGCCGAGCAGTTGCTGCTGGATTGGTTTGCTGCCGCTGTAGCTGGCGCTCCGCAGGCGCACACCGCCGTTCTCGCGCAGCTCGGAGACCTGTTGCACCACGACGCCCTTGAGAGCGTCACGCCGGCACATAAGCACGTTCTCGATGCTGATTCCCGACTGCATAAGGTGGTTCGTGTCGTCATCCGCACGTTGCGCCGTGTCGTCGACATGCTGCTACAGAAGCACAAGCACGTTCATGTCGTTATGGCCTCGGGCAACCACGATCCAGCCTCATCTGTCTGGGTGCGCGAGCTTCTGGCGACGATCTATGAGAATGAACCGCGCGTATCGGTCGATACCAGCCCGATGCTCTACTACGCCTACAAGTGGGGAGACACGGCGCTGTTCTATCATCACGGCCATAAGCGCGGCGTGGCCCAGGTCGACGCGACGCTCGCAGGCATGTTCCGTGAGATGTTCGGCGGCTCGAAATACGCCTTCGCCCACGTCGGCCACCTGCACAGCGATGAAGGCCGCAAGTCGGCGCTGATGTATGTCGAGCGCCATGAGACGCTTGCCGCGCCTGATGCATATGCTGCTGGCGGAGGTTGGCTTTCTGGTCGATCTGCCAAGGTCATCACATATTCGCGCAGGTATGGCGAAGTGGCTCGCGCCACGCTGCGGCCGGAGATGGTCGCCGGGCGGTATTCGGCCGCGAATGACAATGAGCCGGCGAGGGCGGTGGCTTAGTTGGATTGCCTGGACACCCGTCGTTCGTAACTTCCACCCGTATGCTCGTTAATCAGGGAGATGGTGCCGCGATAAATGTCAGAAAGAGGGTTTTTGTCGCAGTACTTGTCGAGCCATAGCAAAGCCTGATCTCGTGTTAGCTCTCCAGGTTCGGCTTTCCAAAATTCGGTACCGGATCCAACAGATAGGCCATTAATGAGCCCTATAAAAAAATATTCAAAAACAGCCGAACGGTTGGATTTCCTTGATATCTCCCACTGAGCACAATCTATGGAGCTTTGAACAGTAACTTGTCCCGCAAAAGCAGCGGAACTCAGAGAAATAAGCGTCACTAGAGCAATGGTTATCCGCATCAATCATATCCTGCAGTTCGGTCTAATCTGAATTGTAGTTCAACCAAAGCAAACCCGCCAGTCACCAACTGGCGGTCAACCACCACACCACTGAGGAGACGGAAATGGAAATCGTAGGGACACTGCGAAACGCGCAGAGATTGTCGAAGAGCCAAGATCATCGTGCGCCTTGCCTGTACGGGCAAGTTTTCGGCGACACCAAAGGTCGGTTCCTCGACGGAGACTGGATCACCACCAGCGCCATCATGAGCGAGGAAGGCGACCAGTTCCGGACGCGTTTCAGCGCCTACAAGGTGGAGACGTGGGCGGCAGGCCATGGCCCCGTCGCGGCCAACGACAATTTCTCCGTCCTGCGTGCTGCGAACATTGCGCGTCAAAAAGAATGGGACGCCGATAGCAAGATCAGCGGTCCGCTTGGCAAACTTTGGCGCGCAAACGAATTGTCAGGAGAGTGCGGCGAGGCAAGCAACGTCGTAAAGAAGCTGGTGCGGGAAGAGCTTGGAATCCGCGGATCACGCGCCACCGTTCAGCAGCTGTCCGAGGAATTGGCGGACATCGTCATCTGCGCCGATCTTCTAGCGCAAGAATACGGTATCGATCTCGATGATGCTGTGCGCGCCAAATTCAACGCAACTAGCGAGAAGGTCGGGCTTCGCACCCGTTTGGTGGCGGCATGAGCAATTACGTTCACATGTACGGCGCGAGACAGGTCGGCCCAGCGCCAGCCACAGACCTCACCACCACCACCTTCGGCCCTCTCGACAAGTACGTGGCCGCCAACGACAACGTGCCACCCCGCACTGGCGACTTCATGCAAGTTTTCTCCGGCCGCAAATATTGGCCGATGGACCCGCGCCCGCACGAAGTCCACATCGAGGACATCGCGCACTCCCTCGCCATGCAGGCGCGCTACGCTGGTCACTGCATCAAGTTCTACAGCGTCGCCGAACATTCCGTCTTAATCGCCCGTCACCTCGCAGCCAAGCACGCGCCAGAGGTCGCACTCGCCGGCCTTCTGCACGATGCACCGGAGGCGTACTGCGTGGACATTCCGCGCCCGCTGAAGCCCTACCTGACGAACTACCGGGCAATCGAGCAAGACAATTGGCTCGCTATCGCGGCTCGGTTTGGTTTGCCGAAGGAGTTGCCGAGGGCGGTGCACGATGCTGACAACCGGATCATCGCCGACGAGCTGGTCAACCTGCGCGAGATGCCTTGGCACTCTAGGCACGACAAGCCGCTTGGCGTGAAGCTGCGGTATTGGTCGCCGGAGGAGGCGGATCTCGAGTTCTTGGCTACGTTTGATGCGTTGATGGCGGGGAGGGCGTGATGAGCGAAGACACGAAGGTTGCGGCTTTCTGGCTGGCCTATATTGCTGTGGCTTTGGTTGCGCTCGGATACTTCGTCGGCACTTTCGCTGCCAAGGGACCGATTGCGGTCATTTTTGGAATGGGCGTTGCGGCCCTCTGGCCCGCCTCTGGTCTCATCTGGTTGGGGGTGTGGCTGGCATGACCCTGACAATGCAGAAGCTTGTCGAGATTGGCGAAAATGCCAGCGTACAGATAGCGGCTGGGCCAGCCTACCTCCATAACGGCAATCGCTTGGAGCCTCGTTTGTGGGAGGCACTACGCGTAGAAATGCAATGCCGATTGCGGCGAGCGACTGGCGAGCCCCATGCTGTTGTTAACTTTGAATTCGGAACGGAGGCCACATGACCATCAAACCCGGCGACGAAGTCATATGCGTGGATGATTCCACCCTTCTGGAGCAATACCTCGGCATTCGTGCCGGGGAGACCTACACAGCAACGTGGGTCGGGATGTGCCGCACATATCTCGCCGGCGACTACGCTGGCATTCGCTTGGCGGGCGTGAACCGCGGAGTGTGCCCGCAGTTCGGCACTGAAGATCCACCCTTTGCACTGCGTCGGTTTAAGCCGGTCGTGAAGCCTGCGGAGGAAAGCAAGAAGGAGGTTGAGGAGACGGTATGAGCGACTTAGACACAGCAATCAAATTCGCGGTCGACGCACATGAGGGGCAGACCGATAAGGCAGGACTGCCATATATCCTGCACCCGCTTCGCGTGATGTTCGCACAGGATAACGAGACTGCTCGAATTGTCGGTGTTCTTCATGACGTCGTCGAGGATAGCGGCATCAGCCACGACGACATCCTGGCGATATTCGGTGAGGAAGTGCATGCTGCTGTCTTCGCTATCTCTCGGCAGGAAGGTGAGGACTACTTCGATTTCGTGCGTCGAGCGATTTCCAACCCGATCGCGCGACAGGTGAAGATCGCCGACCTGCGCGACAACATGGATGTTTCGCGGGCGCTGCCTGACGATGAAAAGAACCGAGCGCGCTTGGAAAAGTACCGCAAAGCCATGGCGATCATCGAGGAGACCGGCGAATGACCATTACATCCAAAGACACCGGCTGCCTCACAGCCGTACCGGCGAATGATAACGTTCCTGCCGAGCTGCGCGCACTCGGCGCGGCAATTGGGAAGGCCAGCACAGCCATCCTGCCGCCAGTCATCGCACTGACCGGCCTTGCTGGAAGCGGCAAGTCCACGGCCAGCAAGTACCTGGTCGAGAAGCACGGCTATCAGCTGGTCAAGTTCGCAGGACCGTTGAAAGATATGCTGCGGGCGATCGGCCTAAGTGAGGAGCAGATTGAAGGCAGGCTCAAGGAAGAGCCATGTGAATGGCTACAAGGAGCCACGCCACGTCACGCAATGCAGACCTTGGGCACACAATGGGGGCGCGCCTGCATTGGGCCGTCCTTCTGGATTGAGTTGTGGGTGCGCCGTGTAAATCTCATCATCGCCGCAGGCGGCCTCGTCGTTGTCGATGACTGCCGATTCCCGAATGAAGCGGATGAGGTTCGCAAGCTCGGTGGCGTGGTCTGGCAGCTTATCGGTCGTGGCGGCATTGCGGGATCGCATGAGAGCGAGGCGGGGTGCGGTCGACCTGATACGGAGATCCGCAACACTCACGGCATCGACGATCTGCATTATCTGTTGGATATGTTTCTGCGTTGGCATTTGGAGGACGCAGCATGAGTACGCTCGATGACTTCATAAAGACATTTCCCGAAGACATACAGGAGTTAGCCTGGGCGGAGGTCAACGGCTCTCATGGCTATCTCGATTCGACGGAGGGTGCGGTGGCCATAGCACGAGCCATCCTCGCCGAGCGCGAACGCTGCGCTGATGTGGCCCGCCGCTATTTGGAGGACATTGCCGGCTGCAACATGAATGAAGATGAGCCAGACAAGATCGCGGCTGCCATCTTGGATCCGAAATGGGAACCCCCACTGCTCTGACACCAAAACCCCGCCACTAACCACGGCGGGGTTTTTCTGTGCTCCGCATAAGTTGCACCACCAGAACGCTCACAGAACGAATTCTGCAAACTGCGCCGAAAAACTGCAAACTACCGATTCAGGAAATGCCGCTAAGCGCTTGAAAATATTGGCGACCCCTGCAGGACTCGAACCTGCGACCTACTGCTTAGAAGGCAGTTGCTCTATCCAGTTGAGCTAAGGGGCCGTCATGCCGGGCAGGGATTGCGCCGGCCTGAAGTCGTCGTGTT